TGACGAACTCGGCGAGGGTCTTCGGCTGCTCCGGATCCGGTGCCGGCGGCCCCGGGTACTTGATGAGGTGGGCGTCGATGTCAAAGCCCTTGGACATGCCGGCGATGAGGCCGATGAGGGCGTTGTGAGTTCGCGCCGCGATGACCGTCGCCGCGTCCCAGCCCTGCAACTCCGGCGCTCCTCCGCGCAGCGCGAAGACACGCGACCGCGGGTTGAGCACGAGCTGCTCGGCGAGCACGACGACGTGCCACGCGTCCAACTGCTCCGACCAGACGTGGTCGATGTTCAGTTGGTAGAACTCCGCGAGGTCCGCTCGTAGGGCTCCGTGAGTATCGAGTTCGTCGATTAGCTCGCGGAGCCGCTCGATTCCCCCAGTGCCTCCGCGTAGCGGTTGAAGATCGCGAGGAAGTGGTCCTCGGTCTTCCCCTCCGACCACTCGACGTACGCCGCGGGCTCGACGGCGATCGACTCCGCGAACGCGTCGATCGATTCGACGAACGTCTGCAGCTTCTTGTAGCGGGCGATGTCCTCCGGCTTGTCCATGTCGAACTGCATGTCGCCCTCGAACGCGCCCTCGGCGTAGGCGTCGAGCCGGAGGTTGTGGAACGCGTTGCGGTGGACCAGCCGGAAGCGGGCCGCGGGGCGCAGCTCCGGCAGATCGGCGAGGAGCTCGGCGGCGAGTTCCTCCTGCTCGAGCTTCGCGTCGTTCACCTCGGAGGGCGTCTGCTCCTTCGGCTTGCGGGCGGGAGCACGGCGGGGAGCGGCGGGCTTGGTTGCGGGAGTCGTCATGGCAGACCTCTTTCAGAACGTGTGTGTGGCAGACCTGTCGTGCGGGTGTTGAAGGGCTCCGGGCGGGTCTGCGTACGCACCCGGAGCCCCGTGGGGTGGACTCAGCCGACGGGGGCGACGAGTCCGGTCTTGAAGATCTGGAACAGACCCGAGCGGCCGTTCACCGACGGGATGACCGACGTCGGGGCGGACAGGATCGAGCCCGACAGCGGCAGCTCGAAGAAGTTCGCCGTGTCGACCGAGGGCGCGTCGCCGAGGGCGATCTCCGTGTTCGGCAGCCAGAAGCCGAGCGAAGCGCTCGAGTCCTGGAAGTACAGGAAGATCGCGGTCGGCACGGGCGCCGGCGAGGCCACGGTGTAGCCGCCGGTGCTCGGGTCGAACTCGCCGTTGAACGCGAGGTCGAGGTTGTCCTCGTCGAACTGCAGGGCGCCGACCGTGAAGCCCCACGTGGTGGAGCTGGACGTGACGCGGACACCGTCGGCAAGGAAGGTGTCGAGCGTCTCGCGCTCTCCGCCCTCCTTGGTGAAGGCGATGGTGTTCTGCTTCGACGTGTGGCCGAGGTTCTTCCACGGTGCGGGACCGTCGGCGTCGATCTTGAAGCCGTCCGACCCAAGCGGGCCGGTGGGCGGCTTGGTGCCGACGGGGGCGTGGAACACGGTGCCGTGTCCCGGGATAACGAGCTTGGTTGCGTCAGCGGACACATTTCCTCCTGGATGAGAGATGCAGACCCGACCCCGGCGCCCGGGGCGCGCGGGGCGGTCAGTGGTTGCGGATGGTCAGCTCGAACGAGCCGGTGTACTGGGTGACGGACTTCGCGAACATCCGGACTGCCTGACCGACGCGCGTGAACGCTTCGACGTCCCGGATGGTCTCGACTGCTCCGACGCCAGGGACGATGTGGTCCCACGGCGCTTCGCCCCATGCGTGGATGCCGTCGTAGAGGGCCTGGACGGTCTTGAAGGACTCCGTGTTGGCTTCGATGAATGCCGTGACGGTGAGGGCGGCGGTCCAGATGCCTTCGCTGTTGCCGCTCTGCGCGATGCTCGCGTTGTGGGTGACGAACGGGACGTCGTCGAACGAGTCGACGTCGAGGTCCGCGGCGACCGTGACGCCGGGGATCTCGATTCCGACGAGTAGCTGTTGGAATAGCCGGTCGGAGTCGATGAGTGGGCTCACGCTGACCTCATTCCGTTTCGCATGTGGTGCTGGCCCGGTTCCCAGCGGACGCGCCGGGCGCCTTCGACGCGGTACATGCGTCCGAACTCGATGGCCGCAGATCCGGGGTCGTCGGCGACGACGAGGCGGTCCTGCACGTTCCGGCCGTAGCCGCGCTCACCGGGGACCGAGACGACGCGGAGCTTGTCGATGAAGGAGCCGGTGAGTCGATTCCCGAGCGCTGACGCGCGGACGGCACGCAGTGTCCGCATGGCGCCACGGTCCATCTCGGAGGATCGGCCCGCGATGACGGCGGTCTGCCGGTCGATCTCGAAATCGCTGAGGTAGACCTGGCCCGCCGCCACTAGGCGTCTCCGAGGCGGCGCATGGTGATGCGCCAGTGCGAGGTCCGGCGCGACATGGTGAGCGGCTGAGGGGCGCCGATCATCTCGTAGACGTCGTCCTCCCAGTAGACGTAGGAGTTGACATCGCCCGACCACGTCTTCGAGAGGATGACCCGCATGTCGATGATCTGCAGGCCGGGCGCCCCGGCCGTTTCCTCAGCGGATGACCAGTCACGCGCGACCTGCACCGCGCAGCGGTGCGCGACGGGATCTCCGTCGGGCACCCATACGCGGCGGCCCGCTTCGTCCCGTTCGACTCGGCGGTTCTGGACGAGCACCGTGTGCGGCGCCTTGCGTGTGAGCAGAGACATCAGGCGAAACCGGGATCCAGCCGCCCGACGCGCACGGTCCCGACGATGGGCGAGCCCTTCGGGGACGTGCCGGTCAGGTCGTGGATGTCGTCGTCGGTGAACCAGATGGTTCCGGACGCCACCGCGGCGGAGAGGTTGTACTGGTACGAGCCCTCCGTCTCCGACCGGTACCCCTCCGGGTTCCGGTAGACGCGCGTGGCGAGCCGACAGATCACCGCCTCGTAGAGACGCGCTTTGAGGCGCCCGCTCCGCAGCCGTCCCGCGACGAGACTCCCGTATCGGTTCTCGACCTTGTCGACCACCTCGTCGAGCCGCGCCTGCACGAACTCGTCCTTGAACTGGCTGAGGTCGCCTTCGTAGTGCTTCGGGAGCACGTCCAGGGTGACGTCGGGCAGGGCCATCGGCTTACTCCTTCGTCTGGATGAGCAGCTCGAGTTCCGATTCGCTGGTCTCGTCGGTGAACTCGAGTCCGAGCTCGTTGGCCTTCGTGCGGAGCGCTGCGATGTCCAGGTCGCCGGAATCGCCGGACGCACCGGATTCGGCGGCCGCTGCAGCGGCGATCTCCGCTTCCTTAGCGGCGATGCGCGCGAGGATGTCCTTGGTCTTGCCGTTCGCCTTGACCTCGAGCGCCTTGGCGCGATCGACGACGGCGGCGCGGTCCGGTGCGGGTGCGGGTGCGGGCTGGGCCGGCTGGGCCGTGGTGCCGGCGGTCTCGGAACGGGCGGGCTGTGTCGCCTCGCCGTACACCTCGAGAACGTCGGGGTTGGTGACGATGTCCTTGGCCCAGTCGGGCAGGTCGTCGCCGGGAATGAGGGTGACGAATTCGGCGTCGCGCGGGACGGTGACGTACCCGGTAAGTCGTGTGGGGCTCATGCAGACCTCTCAGTCGGTGGGGATGAGAAAGGGGCGCCCTCCGCGGATGGGAGGACGCCCCTTCGGGGTCGCGTCAGATCAGAACGCGTCGAGGACCGCGGTGCGGTCGGGGGCCGTCACGACGGGCAGCACGACACCCGACACGAGGACGTTGTAGCCCTCGGGGTCGCTGCGGTGCATGGCGCCGGCGAACAGTCCCGGGCGCTCGGCCTGGGCGATGCCGTTCTCGGGGTTGACCGACTCGGCCGCGATACCGACCTTGGTCGTGCCGACCTGGCCCGCGGGAACGATGAGCACCTTGTCGGCCGCGATGGTCGGAACCAGCACGCCGGAGGTGTTGGTCACGAGCTCCTCGTTGACGCGCGGGACGCCGAGACGGAAGTCCGAGAACACCGTCTGCACGTCCGCCCACGAGATGCGGTCCGGGAGGTCCGTTCCGCGGCCGAGGGCCGTCTTGATGAGCTGCGTGTTCCGCTGCAGGTAGGTCGCGGACTGCTCCGACAGGATGACCCGTCCGAGCGGCCCGTAGACCGAGCGGAGCCCCTCGAGGTCCGCGATGGGGTTCGCCGTGGCGACGCTGGACCACGGGGTCGCGGCGTTGGCGCTGAGGGCGCCGTTGCGTCCGAACTCGACGGTGAAGTTGAGCTTGCCTTCGGTGATGGTCACCTTGCCGCTCGTGATGCCCTCGTAGGCGGCGAGCACGACACGGGCCGCGAGCGCCTGAGCGGAGCGGATCGCGCGGTCCTCGAACGCCTGGCCGATCGCGTTGTTCTGACCGAACAGCGTCAGCTTGAGGTACTCGTCGACCGGGTGGCGCTGGCTGATGGGCGGGAGCGCACCCTGCTTGCTCGAGCCGGAGGGCATCTCGCCCACGTCCGACTCGGTGTTCCACGCGCGGTAGGTCGCGGCGGCCGGGAGGGCGCCCTCGACGTTGCCGTACGTGAAGTCGAGGTCGTAGACCACGTCGAGCGGCAGGAGGCCGGCGACGAGGTACCCCTCGATGAAGGCGCGGAACGCCGCCCGCGCTGCAGCGGTGAGCTGCGCGGGGGTGCGGAAGTCCTTGGTGAAGGTCATGTGGTGGGGGCCTCTCAGACGAACTTGAAGATGCCGGTGGTGGCGGCATCGGCGACGGTGTCGCGCTGGGCGACGACGGGCAGGCGGTCGGCCGCGATCTCGGCGATTCCGACGAGAGCGAAGGTCGGCTTCGCGGTCGCCGGGTTCGCGCCGAGCTCGACGCCGAGGACGTCGCCCACGAAGCCGGCGAGGACGCGTGCGGGGTCGCCGTCGGCGCCCGCCTCCGCGTCGAACGGCACGTAGAGGTCGTTCGCGGCGAGCGCGACAGCGACGCCCGAGGGGACGACGTTGTCGGTGCGACCGTTCAGGTTGTAGTGGACGCCGGACTCGAACGCGGTCGGGTCGAGCTGACCGGACTTCTCCGAGCCCTCCCCGAACTTGCCGATGCGGTACCGGGTGTCGATGGGGCGACCCACCGCGGTCGTGCTGGTCTGGAAATCGACCATGAATCCCTCCTCGGGACTAGTTGGACTTGGGCTTGAGGCGGTCGTAGAACGCCTGCTCCATGGCCGCGACGGAACCGCCGGTGCCGGGAGGGGTCTTGGACTGCCGGGAGAGCACGTCGCCGAGCAGATCGCCCGGAGGGGTGCCGTCGTTGCTGGCCCTCGGAGCGAGGGTGTTGGCGAACGTCTCGACCTTCGCGGCGTCGAGATTTCCGTCGGCGTCGATGAACTTCTGCACATCGATCACCTCGAGGACACCGTTCACGCGCGCGGCGGCATCTTCGGGGGTTTCGTCCGCGCCGCGGGTGCGGGCGACGAGGATGGCCTGGACCGCGGGCTTCGCGAACTTGTCGCGGGCGGCCTCGAATCCGGCGGTCTGCGCTTCCGTGCGCGCCTGGGCGAGCGCGCGGTCCGCGTCGCTGAGCGCTGCGGCTGCGGCGTCGTCTGCGGCAGTGAGCTTGGTGCGGACTTCGTCGACCGAGCCGAACTTGAGCCAGGGCGTGAGGTTCTTCTGCTGCTTCTTGGACTCGTGGCGCCAGTATTCCGCGCGCTGTTCGGGCGTCATGTCGGCGACCTTGGTCTCGACGGGGAAGTCGAACGTCTCGCCGTCGAGCGTCGGCTTCAAGGGCGGCGTGGTGCCGCCGGTGGGGTTCTCGCCGTCGAAGAAACGGAGCAGGAAGAAGGGTTTGCGAGTGAACATGCTGAGGTGTCCTCCGGATCGGAAGTGGGAACCGCACCCAGATCGGGCGCGGGGTGCGTCAGGCCGCGTGGCGGCTGGCGCGTGCGATGAGGTCGCGGTGGTACTGGATGGCGGCGTCGATGTCCTTCACTGCGCGGGGGCTGCCGCTGCCGGCGATGTCGACGACGTTCGTGCCGCGGGACTTGGCGTTGAGCAAGTAGCGAATGGAGCGCTCGGACGTAGCGGCCATGGCTTTCCAGTTCCGCTCGTCGTCCTCGCGCGTCTGCCGCTTGAACGGCGTCGCCTTCGCGCTGTAGGTGGTGTCGCGGTTCACCTCGTCGAGCGTCCGGAACTTGGATCCCTGTCGGATGAGGATGGGACCGAGTTCGCCGTGCTCGTAGGACGTCACGCGGATGTTCTTGAGGCCCTGTCCTCCGGTGCCGCCGGCGGCCGCGTAGAGCGCGTCCAGGTCTTCGCGGTTGAGCTCGAGCCCGGGGTCGGACGTCGCAGTGACGGCGTCGACAGTGCACTTGCATCCGCCGTGGATCTCCATGAGGTCTTGGACGGAGTACAGGCGGTCGGCGGCCACCATGCAGAGGCCGCACGTACCGGTGCGCGAGCGCTCCGGGTGGATGATGCGGCGGTAGCCGATCACCTTGGGCGAGGCGGCCATGACCTTGTTCGTTTCGTCTCGCGCGGCCGCCTGGACGTCGGCCTCGACGATGCGCGTGAGGCGTTCGGTGAACGCTGCGTTGGCCTTTTCCGCGGCCTCGGCGGGCGACGCGCCCTGTTCAAGTTCACGCCGCTCGACGTAGTTCCGCTCGCGGGCAGGGCGCTGGTAGACGACAAGCTGCAGCGCCCCGCCGCGTTCGTAGGTGTTGACGGTCGGCGCCAGGCTGACGGGCGGGGCTCCGAGCTGTGCGAGCCGGGTGAGCATGTACCCGCGCGACATGCCGCGGACCTGAGCGAGAGCGACGTCCACGTCGACCGTGGAGCGTGCGGCGCGCGCGCGGACTAGGTCAGCGTCGTCCCACTGGTCGAAGCCGCCCCACAGCCCGAATAGCACCCGCAGAAGGGTGGCGAGGATGCTGGCCTGTGTCTTGGAGTAGGCGTCAACCGTTCGTCGGGTTTGATCCAGCGTTGTTGACATCGTTGCCTCCTGCGGCGACCGCCGCCATGAAGGCTTCGGTCAATCGGTCTTGGTCGGCGAGGCGCATCTCGGCGGGCGTCATCTGCAGGACGTTCTCGTCGATCCAGCGCTGAGTCGCGCCGCCCGCCTTGAACTTCGGTGCGGACTCGGCACGTTCCGCGAGCGTCGCCGGGTTGACCGTGGCGAACATGACCTCGATCTGCGTGACGTCGGCGCGCACGAGATCACGCATCGCCTGGAAGCCGAGCGCCATGATCTGCGCCAGCGAGGCGCCGGCGCGGCGGTTCATCCGCTTGACCGCGAACACGAGCTGTTCTCGAGCGAGCTCGGCGCCTGTGGCGGACTGGTTCGCGGAATCGCCTTGGAAGACGTACTGCGGCGTCGCCGTGAGGGACGCGAGAGTCTCGACCTCTTGCTTGCGCGCGTCGTAGATGGGGCGGACGTCCGTGGGCGCTGACTCCCAGATCTTGGACGTCTCGGGAAGGAGCCACAGGGCCGACGGGCTCGCCTTGAACATCTCGTCGTAGTCGATGGCTTCACCCGCCTGCGGGTGGCCTTCCGGGTAGTGCGTCGGCATGGAGCCCTGGATGGCTCGCTGCCGGAACGACTGCATGACGATTAGGGTCAGCCCGTTCAGGGTGATCTCGTTGATGCGGTCGACGCTGTCGAGATGCTTCTCGTAGACGCCGTAGCCGTCGTGAGTGCTGACCTTTGTGAGCACGCAGTCGGTCGTCCAGGGAGTGCGAATCGGGTCGCTCGCCCATTCCCAGTCGGTCGACCCGTACCACGGGCTGCCGTCTTTCGGGAGCGTCGCGACGGGCGTGCGGCGGAACGCGACGCGGTAGTAGCCCTTGCGGAACAGTACGACCGTCTCGGCCTGGGCGACCTCGTCGTAGCCGACAGTGATGCCGGCCTCGGTGAGCCACGGGAAGTTCTGGTCCGCGATCGTCGCGGTGTCCCAACCGTTGCTGAGCTTGAACCGTGGCGCTCCGTCGGCGGCGAGCCACGTCGCGACATAGGACGCGCCGTAGTCGGCCGTGTCGTTGAACATCTGCTCTGACTGCATGTCCATGCGGGACAGCACCCAGTTCCGCCAGGCGACTGTGTCGCCGGACTCGTCGTCGGTGGCCGCCGTGCGGAAGCCGAGGATCTCCTGGCGGTTGGTGCGCGCGTCGCGGATGGTCTCGACGACGTGGAGGCGCGACTTCCGCAGGAAGTTCATGTACGAGTCCCGCATGCCGTCCCACATATTCACGGGGATGAGGGCGTCGCCGTCGCGGTACTTCGTCAGGCGGTGCATTCGCGGCAGACCTTCGCCGAGCTGGTTACACAGGCGGACGAGGTACCAGTCGTCCGTGCCCGGGACACTCGCGTTCACGAGCATGGGCGACCCCTTTTCTGTTATCGGACGCGGGTGGGCAACTGCTGTTGCTTCTCCACGTGTTGCTTTCGGTAGCGCGCGGTCGCTTCGTACGCGAGGGCCATGCCGACGGCGGCGTCCATCTTGTGCATCGAGCCGTGGCGGTCCTTGCCGATGACGTAGCCGAACGTCTTGACCCAGCGGCGCGCGTTCATCACGTGCCGTGTGAGGGTTTTGTGGTTGCCGTGCCGGATGCGCCGGTCGGCGACCGCGGTGTGCGCGCGTTCGATGACCTTCGCCATCTGGACGTGCTGGGAGGTATAGAACGCGATGGGCTTCTCTTTGGTGGAGACGACCATGAGGTACGGCCCGAGGTCGCGTTCCCAGTTCTCGACGTAGTCGTCGAACCGGGGCGGGTCCGCGAGGAACCCGACGACCTTGTAGTCCTTGAACGTCTGCCGGACGACGGCGTCGACCTCGGTCTTGTCGATGCGCCAGTGCTTCGCGGCCTTCGAGTCGGGCGCCTCCCAGATGCGGATGGGGAAGACGTAGCCGTCAGATACTCGGCAGGCAATGAGCACGGTCGCGTCGCCAGACTCGGATCCGTCGAACCCGAGGGTGATGGTGTCGCCCTTGGCCGGCGGGCGCCAGTCGAGCTTCTGGCCCTTCACCTTCGCTTCGTTCAGCGCGTAGGCGAGGCCGATCCGCTGCCACTGGGCGATAGAGATCCACGAGTTTGCGTCCTCGACGAGCGCGTTGAAGAAGTATCGGCGCGTCTCGGTCTCGGACTGGTGCGTGTCGAACAGTCCGTCGAGCAGGTCGTCGACCGTCCACCAGCCCATGGCGTCGCCGTAGGCCTCGATGAACGCGTCACCGAGGCGCTTGAGGTACTCCTCCTCGGTCTCCATTCGCGTTTCGTCGGGATGGTCCGGGTCGATGGGCACCTTCATGGGCTCGAGCGACTCGACGTCGGCCCAGCGGTGATCGAACAGCAGGTTCGGGCGTCGTGCCTTGCCCTCCTGGATCATGTCCGCCAGGTGGTACGTCTCCTCGGCGATGGATTCCTCGCCGGGCGCGTACATCGTGGTGGTCTCGATGTACCAGGTGCCGACCTTCTTCCGCTTGCGGAGGTTTCGGGACACCACGCGGAACATCTCGCGCAGCGTCGGCACGTTGTAGAGGTGGGTCTCATCGAACACGGCGAACGTCTCGAGCCCGCCGTCCTTCGACGCCGCTCCGGCGGTCGACGGCACGATGAGGTCGCGACGATTGAGCTGCACACGCGTCTTGCCCGGGTCGACGCCGTAGGCCGCCTTGAGCTGGAACAGCGGGGCTTCCTCGTCGGTCAGGTTGTAGTAGACCGAGTCGTAGGTGTTGCCCACCTGGCCTTCCTCGGTCGCCATGATGCGGACGTACGGGTTGTGCATCGGCTTGCCCATGGGCTCGCCGGCGCGGTACTCGTAGGTCTGGCCGAGGAACTCGTAGGTCTCGCCGCCTTTGGCCCAGCCGGCGAACCGGCAGGGGCCGAATGCCTCGAACAGCACGAGCGCCGCGGCGATGCCGGACTTGTCCGTGCCCTTCGGGCGCGAGAGGAAGGCGGAGCCGTAGAACCGGCGCCCGTTCTTGTCGAGCGCGTAGCAGTCGACGTAGAACTGGGTGTACTCGTCGCCGTAGCGGATCGGCTGCCCCTGGGGGTCGCCGCGGCCGTGGACGACGAAGGACTCGATCCACCAGACGGCGAGCCATCCGAGTGACCGGTTCCGGTCGTGATCCGGGTGGGTGATGACGCGGCGTGGCATTGTCAGCCTCCCGTGCCGGTGATGCGGTCCCGTCGGTCGTTGAGCGAGGTGATGTTGTCGCTGACGGGCCGGGCGTTGCCGACGCCGTACTCCTCGGGCACATCGACCTCGAGGCGGAGCTTGAGTCGGTCGCCGTAGGTGGCGCCGAACATGGCGACGCGGATCCGGATTTCGGCCGCGCGCTCGGAGTTCTTCCCGCCGCTCATCCACATCTGGTGATGCAGGAGCGCGGTGTCGAGTAGGTAGTCCCAGTCGGGGGCGGTGAGCATGCGGGCGGCCTGCGGCGACTCGCGCCAGTTCTGCCACCACCGCACGGTCTGCGGGTGCCACTCCTCGCGCTGGATCTCGCCTTCCCAGTAGTCCGGGTCTTCGTCTTTCTTCTCGACGGGCGGAAGCACGTCGTTCGGGAGCGGGAACCCACCGAGCCGGCCGTCGGACTTGACGACGTCGCGCACTGCGTTGTCGCGCGCGCGGGAGCGGCTCGCGTTGGGGATCGGACCGTTACCGGCCATGCGCGATCACCCCGGCGAGCGCGCGGGCGGCGTAGCGCTCCTGCACGCGGAGATTGACGCGGGTGAACAGAGGGGGCTCGGTGCCGCCGATGTTCGCGTCTGCTGCAGCGCCGGGCGCGAGCGAGAGAGCGGAGAGGCGCATACCGCGCACGGCTTCCCATCCGCGGCCCTCGGCGAGCACGACGCGGACGTTGTGAGCGAGCTCGGGGTGCTCGAGGCGCCACGCGTCGGCGTCGGCGCTGTCGAGCGCGAGCACGACGAAGTCAGTTTTGGACATGGTGTCTCCATCCGGAACGGAAGCCCGCGCCAGAACGACCGGGAAACGACAAAACCCCTCCGGCGGGGAGGGGTGGGGTACTGCATGGAGCCTCACGCGGGACTTGAACCCGCACCTTCCGGGTGGAAGCCGGATGCCCTACCTGATTGGGCTAGTGAGGCGAGCGCAGAGTGTGCCGATTCAAAGCCGGTAGCGAACCGAGCAGTGCGCTCACGGTTATCTCTGCTTGACGCGCGTCCGCGTCCGCTCCCCGCCAAGGACTCGAACCTCGGTTTCCTGATCCAGAATCAGGCGTCCTGCCACTGGACGAGCGGGGATCGGCTAGGCGCGATGCTTAGCCGGGATGTTGTGCCAGATGACGGTCGACAGGTTGCCGATGAGCTCGGCGATGGACTCGGGATGCCGGTCCAGCCACCCGTGCGCGCGCTGCTTGCGACGCACTTTCGGTCGATGCCAGAGCAACCCGACGTGCGTGACCTCGTGGACGACCGTTGACAGTTCGACGGGCTGCGCGAGCATGATCGTCGCCTGCATGCCGTCGGCGTCTTCCTCGCCGTACGTCGTCGAGAACCCATTGATGTCTTCGCGCTCAACTGCGCGCTGCAGCGCGTCACGGTCGTTGAAGACGAACACGCGGACACCGTGCTCGATGGAGTAGCGGCGTTCGCTGTCGAACTCGCCGTGCCAAGCGACGTCGGCGGCCGGCCAGTGAAACATGACGTCGTCGTCGGTCATTCGGTGTCGTCGTCCTTCACGTTGCGGACCAGGAAGACCATCCAGCCGAAACCGCGTGCGGTGTAGAGCCGGGGCGACTCGAGCAGGGCGTCGCGCAAGCGGTTCGCGGCCCACTCATAGGGCTTCGGCTCGGACGAGAACGGATTGACGCGCTTCGCGAGGACGACGCGTCCGAGCATGCGATAGTCGAAGGCCTTCCAGACCGCCCGGGACGCCGTGAGGAGCCATCCGAACGCGATGTAGACGACGACCAGACCCGGGATGATGCCGAGCCCAATCCAGAACTCCACGCCGGGCGCCATCAGTCCTCGTCCAGCTTCGCGAGGGCGCCCTCGAGCGTCTTGCGGACGGCGGCGCGGATCTCTGAGGGGTTCACGACGACGTTGGTGCCCTGCACCTCGGACTCGTACGCTCCCCCGCCGATGGCGAGCGGCTCGCGGTCGGCGACCTGGATGAGCAGGGTGATGGGCGTGAGGAAGGTCTTGTGCTCCACGAGTGGCCTCCGATTGGGCGGATTGAGCGTTTCGGCGTTACCCGCCGGTGGGAGAGGTTCATTTCCGATGTGGGCGGGGGCTGACTTCGGTCTCGGTGTAGCTGCGGGTGATGTGTCCGCAGTGACGTCGTTGGCAGATGACGACGACTCTCCCTAGGGACTCGGCACCGTAGGCGTAGACGTGTTCGTATCGGTGTCCGAGCAGGCGGCAGAGGAATGGCGGGTTCATCGGTCTCTCCTTGTCGGCACGACGGTCGGACGATGAGCGATCTGCTGATATTCAGCGGATATAAGTCAGTTCGCGAAGCCGTCGGCGAGAGCGAGCCATGCCGACGAGCCCGCACCCGATGCCGGCGCACGCGAAGACGAACGAGACGAGGCTGAGAAGCAGGGCGGGATGCAACGTGCGCCTCCGAATCGCGGGCGGATCAATACCCCCCAGACCCGCGCGCACCGCGAGGGACAGAACGGAGCGGGCGGGGAGGCAGGGGTGGGGCGGGGGGTGGGTGCCCCGGGGTGCGTGGGGTGTCAAGCGGCTGGACAGTGTGCGTGTGTCGCTGTGTCAAGTGACGCGACAGTGTCGGGGTGTCTGTGTGTGCGTCGCTGTGTGGGTGTCAGGGGTGCGCGACAGGGGCAGGGTGTCGGCACTAGCTGTGTGCGTGTGGGTGCGCGTCGCTGTGTCTGTCCCCTATGGGTGTGCCAATGCCGGCGCGGGAGTCCCCTGCCACGCATCCCGAATTGACAATGCATACGCGTGTGGGTAATGTGGAGGTATCGACAAGGGCTGAGCCAAGCGGCCCCGATACGGAGGGACTACACACAATGAGTGAGAGAAGAAGATTCGAGACCGTCGTTATCCTGCGGGATGGTCTGCCGGTAGCTGTCACGGCGAATGAGTCGGAAGCGCTGGCATGGTTCCAGGGTGAGCACTCGTTCTCCATGAGCCACGCACTCGAGCACGAGGGATACGCCATCGTCACCGAGGGGGACACTGTCGCGGGCCGCGCAACGGTCACCGGATGGATGGCATTCCAGCTAGCCTCCACGCGTCGCGGGTACGGCGTACCGGGAGCGCTTGCGCGTCTCGCCGTGGCTATTCAGGGCACCATCGCGGCGTATGACCAGGACGGCGCCAAATTGGCGGACGCTCCGGCCGGACGCGCTGAGAACGTAGACCCGTACACGCGTGATGCCCTTGTGCCCATGCTGTCGGCATTCATCGAACTACTGAGTAACACGGGCGCGGCAGAGTCGGCGGGCGCATTCGACGCCATCCGCGGGGATCTCGACGCGTGGGCGCGTGCCGCGGCGGAGCGTATCGGCGCGGACGGCGACGCGCTGTGAGCGGCGGCGTAATGCCGACGGGCGCTACGCCCGTGGCGGAGCTGGAACGGATCGCCTCCGAGTACCCGAGCCGGGACGGTCGCGGCTACGTGACGGGGTTCTACGTCGTGCGGCGCGGTCTCCACTCCGGTACGGAAGCGGGACCGTTCGCGACGATGGAAGCGGCAGAGACCGCCCGCTCGGAAGCGGTAACGCTTGACGTTCTCGCGATCATCTGCGGGCACGTGTTCACAGAACGCGGCACCATCGTTCGCGCGCCGGCGGGCACATTCTGAGGGCAGCGTTTCACCTACCGACGTAGCGCGGTAGGTGGGCCGGTGTCGGACAGACATCACTCATTCCCCGGTGAGCCAAGCGCCGGGACGGATCGGAGGGAACGGACCATGTCCGCAGATAGGGAAGACGTTGCCCGCATGGTTGCGGCCGTCGACAGGGGTGCGCGTTGCGAGATGTGCGGCGGTTCGCGAGTCGTGCATTTCGGCGGCGGGGCATCCGCGCCGTGCATCGTTTGCGATTCGGCGTATGCGGCCGCGCCGGTGCGCGCTGTGAGCGTGCGACGCGCTGAGGAGATCCAAGCCGGGGCCAAGCGGGCGCGGCGGCGGTTCGCGGTCGCGGTCGCTATTGCGGCCGTCGTGGCGGTCATCGTGCCTATGGCTGTGTGGGCGACGGTGGCGCATGCGCGCGACCCGCGCGGAGGGTTGCCCGCGTGCGTGACGGAGGATGCGCGAGATTGCTATTGGGATGCGTCCGAGCACGGGAACGGGGCCGGGCGGTCATTCACTGACCGCGCTGGCGTCGTGACGTTCTGGGAGGCGGGACGATGACGCGCGCGGACGTTGACGCGTGGAACGCGTACGTTGCGGGCGAGGTCGCGCGATTCTTCCAGCACTGTGAGGGCACTACCTACATTTGGCAGGCCACCCCGGAAGCAGAACGGGCGATTGCGCGGAATGGCGGGGACTCCGAGCGGGCGGCATTCACCGGACCCTGGCACATCATCCGGAAGCACTTGACGACGGAATTCCGTCAGTGGGTGGAGGAGTACGAGGGGACCGAGCGCATTACGCCGACCGAGTGGCGCGCACGGCAAGTTGCGGGACGCGCTGAGGTCGCATGGATGGATTCCGCCGACTACAGCTTGGGACAGCTTGAGGAGCTCCGGCGACTCACCGCGGAGCGGGACGCCATCATCGTGGAAGCCGCGCGACGCGGCGCAACCAAAGTCTCTATTGCGCGTGCCGTGGGCCTGTCGCGTCAGCAGATACACACCATCGTTGCGGCCGCCGAGGTTGCGCCGGCGGAGGTGCTTGCACCCGTCACGCCGATCCGGCGGGAAGTTGCGCCCTCCGCGGAAGTTGCGGCCCCGGATGAGTCCGGCGAATGGCTGCAGACGGCATCCGGCGAATGGGTCGAAGTCTTCTGACGCACGCGGCGCGACCGGTCCAGCCGGCGGAGACCTGCGAGGGCTCACGCGCCACTCATCCCCGAGCCAAGCGGGGACGGATCGAAGGGAAGTTGCACCATGGGCGAACCGATTGCCGCGACGGGATTCGACACATATCCGGACGACCGGGGCACGCTATTGCGCGTATACCACGTTGAGGCCGGTCGACGCGGTGACGCGGTCGCGGCTATCTCGCTCAGCGACGACGCGCGCGACGCTCTCCTGGGAGAACTTGCGCTAGCGATGGGGGCGCTGGATTGCGATGAATCGACGCCCGAAGGTCTGGCGGCTCTGACGGATGCCGTCGCTCGTGTGACCGCGGCGCGGGACGCAATCAGGCGGGTTGAGTCCGAGCTGTCGATGCGGATGGTCCGGGCGCATCACGGCGCGCGGATCTTTGAGCGCGGGACGTCCCGGTATGTTTGCACGCTTGTCAAAGGTCACCAGGGGCGTTGCAGGAACACGGCGACAGGGATCGAAGCGTGATCTGGGAAGTTGCATCCGGCGGCCGACTGGCGACCATCTACGGCACGCACCCGGTCCTAGTTGCACTGGATCTCGGGACGCTCGAATTGCACGCTGAGCCGGTGGCGGAAGGCATCGTTCCCGTGTTCGATGACCCGTTCACCACGTACCGCGTTGCGGGTTGCGAGGTGACCGTCTACGCGGCGAATTGCGACGGCGCGGTGATGCGCGGCGGGGAATTGCACTCCGAGCTGCGGGACTGGATTGCGGCGCGCTACGGCGTGCACCGGTGGTCGGATCCGCAGTGGAGAAGATAGCGCCGCCCCGGGAGCCTGAGCGTCACCGGGGCGGGCATGGAATGGTGCCAACGGCCAAGTTGCACCATCCCGGGTGCCGATCGAAGGGACCGAGCGTGCAGGAGTCTACATTGCGGCGACCTGCGTGGGACACTGGAACGGTGACCGTCCAGTACCTCTCATTGCAGGAATTTGCCGAGCGTATCGGCGTCTCCCGCGGTGCCCTCGCGGGGTACAAGTTGCCGGAACCGGACGTCCGTGTGGGGTCCGCGGCGAACTCGCCTCGAGGGTGGTCCGAGGAGACCATCGACGCCTGGAACAAGTCGCGCCCGGGGCGTGGCCGGTGGGGTTCGCGCGAGTGAAGTCTGCCGCGATGGGGGCCGCTCTTTGCGCGCCCGCACGTTCGCGGAAGTTGCGACCTCGACCGGACTCGAACCGGTAACCTCCCGCGGGACAGGCGGGCGCTCTGAGCCATTGAGCTACGGGGCCAGGGGTGGATTGCTCGCGCGGCTGGGATCGAACCAGCGCGCTCCCGATTAACAGTCGGGCGCTCTGCCATCTGAGCTACGCACGATCAGGCCAGTAGGCCCGGGTGCCGGCGTGCCGGCTCTTTGCGGCGGTTGCCGCGTCCGCCCTCGGCGGATGACTTGCGTTGGTGGTGCCACTGGCACAGCGATTGCAGGTTCGCGTCGCTGTGGTCGTCGCGGCGTTCCTGGTCGATGTGGTCGACCTGGTTCGCGCGGGCGCCACAGATGCGGTTGCGGTCGCTGCGGATGTGCTGGCACTGGTGGTGGTCGCGCGCGAGGATGCGCGGGCGGATCACCTTTTCCCAGTTTGGCGGGAGGGTGTCCTTGCGAGTGCTGCCCTGCCAGTTCGGCAAGTTGCACCCCCTAGGTCACTGGTTGAACCAGAATGCTCCGATGATTGCCGCGAGGACGCCGAGTACGATGCCGACTCGAGCTAGCCAGACACCGGCGAGATGCTGGCGGGTTGCGATTGCCCCGCCGGCGATGCCAAGAGTGATTGCCGCTGCGGACGCGATGAACGCGAACGGCGCATAGCGCGCTTCGACCGTGACGGTCAGTAGCAGGCCGACGATTCCGAGCACGAGCGCCGCGACGGCGATGCCGCTGAGTCCCTGGTTCTCGGTGTCGGCCTCGGCTGCGTGCTGATCTCCCACGGTCATGCGGGCATCCTCGCACGGCGCCATTCCGGACGCTAGTTCACGGAGCGGTAGAACGCGCCGGCGGCGCGGTCTTCGGCGTCGGAGCGATCCTGGTCAGCGCATTCCTCGGCGCGCAGCTTGGACGGCCACTCGCCGCCGCATTCGGGGCACGGGCTCACGTCACTCCCCCGTCGCGTTCGGACCGGCCTGGGATTCCACCAGGCACTCGACCTTGCAGGGCCAGGGGCATGCGTCGTTGCACATGGGCGCGCCTTTCAGAGCACAGTGAGGGATTGCATGTTGAAGCCGTCGTCCGTGATGTCGAACAGCAGCAGTCCGGGGTCGGAGTCGTCGCCGGCGATGTTGCGGAACCAGTCGGATCCGTTGTCGAGCGTCGGCGCCTGCAGCCACCACTTGCTCCGCCCGCTGTGGGGGTTGCGGCCAGTCGGGAGGACCGACAGGTGGTGGTAGTGGCCGGTGATGAGGATGTCCGCAGCGCCGACGGGCTGGCCGCCGTGCGTCTGCTTCGCCCACCATTCCGGCGCCTTGCCGGGACGGAACTGATTGCCGTGCGCGAGGCCGACCTTCGTGCCGCGGACGTCGACCACCATGGACTCGTCGTACATCGGCGGGAACTGCCACGTTGCGTCGAGCCCGGCAGCCTTGGCGACCTTCTCGACCTGCTTGTGCACGAAGATCCCAAGGTCGTCGCCCGGGCGTCCGAGGTTCGTCGAGCCGCGCCGCCAGGCGGTGTGATTCGACGGGACGCACGCGAGGGTGACCGGTCCGAATCGGGCCGCGACCTTCACGAACTCGTAGAGCTCGGTCGCGACGAGATCCATCTGCTGCGACAGCGACAGGTCGTTCGTGAACATGGGGTTACCACCGGACTCGAAGTTCTCGAACAGGTCGTTGATGTCGGGCATGAACACGGCGTCGGGCTTGCGGCGCTTGAGCTCCGCGGTGAGCAGCGCGCGCTTCTCGGAGAGACGGTCGATGAGCTCGGGCGTCCCACCGCGGGATCCGACCTTGCCTGCCTGTACGTCAGCGATGACCGGAACGGATGTCTTGCCGCTCGAGGCGGTGACGAGTCGCGGTGCGGGTTTCCGTCTCGCAGTGGCGTACAGGGCAGGCAGGTCGTGGTGTGTGGACCGTCGCCGGAACTGGGCACGGTAGGAGTAGAGGTCGATGACGTCGCGGTCACCGTTCTCGGTCCGCTTGGACTGTTGCCAGGTGGAGCACCGGACGGTGTCGTCGACCACCTCGAAGACGTCGGGGTCCAGGTTGAACCGGCGGAAGACGTCGGTCCAGTCCGTGATGGGCGTCTCGGAGCGGATGCCGGTGAACTCGCCGCCGTCGGGGCCGAACTCGGCGCGGGCGGTGTTCTCGGGCTGGGTGTCTATGCGGTCGGCGAGGCTCACAGTGTGCGCCTCCAAGCGGCGATGGTGTGGATGTTCGCCCGGTAGCCGACGAACCCGTCGGACGGGTCGTCCTCGCGGATGGCGGTCCAGAGCCGCGTCGTCGAGACGTTCGGGTCGGTCGCCCACTTGAGGATGAGTGCGCGGTGCTCGGGGCTGAGGCCGTCGAGCCATGTCTCGAATCGGGAGCTTGTCGGCGCGGCGGTGTTGATCCGGTCTGCCAGGGCCATGCGTCTCCTAGGAAGTCATGGCCGGATATGCGTCTCTCCGACGGGAGCACCTGTGAAGTTTTCCGCGGGCGTCGATGCCTGCGGTGGCGGCCGCGCACAATGGGCGGCCTCCCTGCGACCGGTATGCGCGAAAAGGAGGACGCGCGTGCCGGGAGGGTTGAGGGGGCGGGGAGAGTCGAACTCCGGGCGCCGACGGCCAATCCGTCTCGCCCCCGAGCGCCCCCGCGGTATGTGGCGGGGACGGTCTGGAATGACGAAACCCCGCCGACGCGGTGCGTCATGCGGGGTTTAGAGCGTGGGATTGACCCAACCCTAGATACAGTATGGGGTCCGGGTGTAAAGCACAAGGGCTAGGGGGAACGAATTTTCCACCTCTTTCCGCCGACGGATGCGGCGAGGATATCGGCAAGGGGAACGACTACCGCTCCCCCGGCGTTCTGCTTGCGGATCTTGTCCGCCCGGAGCCACGCGTCTATCGTGACGCGACTCACTCCGTAGAGCGAGGGCAGGGCTGACAGGTGAATGAGCGGGGACTCGGTCAGGTGACCTCCGCATCCGGAACGGTCGGTTTGGGGCATGGGGCATACTCGGGGCGCGGGTCGTACTCCCATAGGACGCCAAACGGGTTGCCCGGCGCCTGGTTCAGAGGTGCACTCCGGCGTGTGCCGTCGAAGTAACGCCAGGGCTCCGGGTCGCATCCTTTCTGAGGCTTCCCTCTTGGCTCGAACGTTGTCATGAACGCCCAGCCGCGCGCCTTCGGTCTGCCCTGGATCCCGAGTACCGTGCCATCCGGCAGTCCGTCTTCCCCAAGCAGGTCGTACGTCTCCTCTGCGGCCCATGCATCCTCGACTGTCGCCCTGATGGGTCCGTGCTCGTAGACGTCGCCGTCCACGTGCGCGACGACGCGGTACTCGTGCTCTTGCGGCTCGGCCGCGGACGTCGAGTCTGGGGGCAGCACGCCTGCCCGTTCGGCCACGCGGACGATCTTCCCGTCGAGCTCCGAAAGCGCGCGCCCCTGGTGCCCGCCGATGTGCTCGTAAGCGCCCAGCGCTGTGATGGCGACGTCGAGCAGCTCCTCGAGCACCTTCTCGAAGGTGTTCGTCACGCCCTTGCGCGGGTTGGCGCCGAGCGCGCCGATGGTCGCAGTGACCACCTCGCCCGATTCCTCGGTGAGCTTGATGAGCCGGTGCAGGGTGAGTGCCTCCGGGTCGCGATGCGCGTTGCCGGCGTCGATCCATTCGCTGAGGCCTACGAGCGCGGCCTGACTGAGTTCAGTCACCGGGTTCTCCAATCTGTGCATGTTTCGGATGCGGGGTCTTGGGCCATCCGGGGCGATGCCCGCAGACGGTGCATTGCCCGCACGAGAGGCATTCACCGACGCGGTCAGCGAAAGGCCACTCCCCCTCGGTGTCTTCGCGGGTGGCGGGCACGTGGCCGCGCACCATGTCGTCGCAAGCGACCCACTGCAGATGCAGCGCTGGCGTTCGGCGGTGCCGCTCGAACGCCTCGGGGACGATGCCCGCTCGTTTGAGGTCGACGTCGTTCCAGTCCGCCCAGCGGTGAGACGGGAACTCGCACTCGAGCTCCGGCGATTCGCCGCCCGACATGATGCCGCATACGTACCCGTGGCGTTTCACGGAAGCGCGGGTCTCGCCGCACTGCAGACAGGCATCACGTGCGTCCACGACTCTCCTCCCACTTCATGTGCCAGTTCGGGTCGCACGACGACAGCGCGACCCGCCCGTGGCTGTAGACGATGCCCACGGCGTCGCCGACGCGGGGCCAGATGATCCAGGTCATGCGTTCCGCTCGGCGAGCCGGAGGAGCGTGGACTGAGCGTGGGTGCCGAAGTAGCCGGAGTGCGCCGCGCTGCGGAGGGCTGCAGCGCGCGCTCGGGCGGCGTGAGCCGCCAGGAGACTCGCGACGAACTTGTCGCACTCGTCGTTCGTCTCCTGGCGGACCCGTACCCACTCGGCGGAAGGGATGAGCTCGTGCCAGACGTCGCCAATCTGGTTCACGATATTCCGCGCGACCGCCAGCGCTGCCTCGTCGACAGTGGCGACGTCTGCGGGAGTGTCAGCCACGCTCGTTCTCCCACTCGGCGGCGAGCACCGCGCGCACCTCGGCGAAGGACTGGTAGCGGAGGAACTCGCCGTTCTCCCAGACGGGCTGCAGCAGCGACCCGGCTTCCGCTTCCGGCGACGCCGACTGGATGAGCGTCGGCTCCCCGAAGATGTCGCGGGTGACGGCGAGGCGGCCGGTGGCGCTGCGCTTGAGTCCGCTGTCGGTGACCGGGTTTTTCTGGATGTCGCGGCCCTCGCCGTCGATCTCCACCCACGTCGCCTTCATGGCCGACCCGAACGTGTCGCGCGTGACGTACTGGTAGCTGTAGCTCCCGACGCCGAACACGACGTTGCTCGAGGCGAAGCCCTTCGCGGCGAGGCGCTCGACGATGACCTCTGCGCGCTCGAGCGTGATGCTGTCGCCGTAGATGGTCCCGATGTGCGGGTCCAGCACCTTGTAGCCCTCGGCGTTCACGGTGCCGCCGAACGTCTCCCAGAGGAGCTCGACGACGCCCTTGTCGGCCGGCGTGCGGGCGGCGTCGAGCGAGGCCGCCCATCCGTCGCGGCCCGCGAGGATCTCGACGGGGTCGCCGGAGTCGGGTCGGATGACGACCTTGCCGTCGCGGCCCACGATGTCGTCGCGCAGCGCGGGCAGGATGTTCGTCAGCACGTTCCAGAGATCCCACGTGTCGCTGACGATGCTCACGATGCCGGACGGGTACAGGTCCAGCAGTCGCGAGTACGTGTCGAACTCGTCGGCCTCGCCGCCCGCGCACATGACCGAGTGCTCGGTGGCCGGGACCGATACGAGTACGAGCCCGTTGTCCCCGGCGTAGTAGCGGCGGATCCAGTCCAGCGCGGCGAGGGTGTCGCTGCCCTTGAAGCTGAGGAGGTGGCCGGCTGCGGATGCGGCCGCGGCCTCCATGCCCGCCATGCCGCGAAAGCTGAAGTCGTGGAGCTGGAAGTCGACGGACGCGGGGTCCGCGCCGGTGACGTCCGCGGCCTCGTCGAGCAGCACGCGGTACTGGTGCGCGATGGTCGCCGTGGTCGACGGGTGCCACACGGACGCGCTGAGCACCGTCTCCACGAAGTTCGTCAGCCAGAAGAACTCGGGCAGGGTGTTCTCGACTGTGAACGACGGCACGCGGAGCGGCACGAGCGTCCCTTCGGGGACCGCGGCGAATCGGAGCGGGAGGTACCCGAGTCGGTGGAGCGCGCGGATGTGGTCGCTGCCGACCTCGTTCGGTCCGACGATGGACAGGATGGCGCCTTCGTACTCGCGGGCGACGTCGTCCTCGTCCGCGGCGAAGAACGGCGCGAACGCCTCGATGCAGTAGCGCTGCAGGAACGCTTGCAGCCCGAAGTGCACGACCTTGTCGATGCCGGGGATGCGGCTGCCGCGGTTCGTGAAGTTCGAGTACACGCGGGTCGTGCCCTCGGGGTACTGGCGGCGGTGGTCGATCTTGTAAGCGTCCGACGCGAGGAGCGGGGCGATGGGGCTTGCTGAGGTGATGGTCACGCGATGTATCCGTTCAGGGTCGATGCGAGCGGGATGACGTTGAGGTCGTCCCCTGGGAAGTGCGGCGAGGGGTAGGAGTCGGTCGTCCACACCTCGCCGTAGTGGGTGCGGAGGTTGTGGGGTGCACCGCCGGAGAACACGCCGTGGCTCACGTAGAGACCGAGTCGCTCGCGGGGCAGGCCGGTCGCTTCCGCGAGTCCCATGAACGTGCCGCCCCCGTCGCAGATGTCATCCACGATGAGGAACCGGCCGTAGTCGGGCAGGGGCTCACAGGTGAAGCCGGATAGCTTGCCGGTGTCGGGGTCGCGTCGCTTCTCCGCCCGGTAGAGCGGCAGATGCGTCGCGGCCGCTACCTTGGCCGCCCGGTCCACGGCGCCCTTGTCCGGCGCGATGATGCCGTCGTAGCGCTGTGGGCCGCCGCGGTCCGCGTGACCGACGATGTGTCGGCGCACGAGCCGCGTCGGGTCGACGACGACGACGTTCCGCAGCATCGACGGCATGGCCGGGCTGTGCGGGTCGAAGCAGACGACTCGGTCGACGGAGAGCGAGTTGATGAACTCGGCGTACACCGATGCTCCCCGCGGCACGAAGTCTTCATGGTCAGCGCGCGCGCCCGGAAGGTACGGGAGCAGCAGCACCGTATCCGCGCCGCGGCGGTAGGCGGCGTCCGCCCACATCCCGAGCGCGAACAGGTCGTTCCCGTCGGCACCGTAGAGCCGGGCGACCTCCGTCAGCGTCCCCTTCCCGTCGTTCTCGTTGACGACCTTGATGTGGGACTCGCCAGCAGGGAAACGCATGGCCTCGAACGTCGGCGTCGTCGTGAAGCCGGGTCCGATTCGGGTTGAGAACTCGATCAACGCGTCTCTCCTTCGGTCGGTTCAGGTGCGACAACGCAGCCGCCAGCGAGTGTTCGGGCGAACTGTTCCGCGTGCTTCTCGGACTCAAAGCGCGCGCGTAGGCGGCCAGCGCCGTTACGCACGACGTACGGCAGCGCTGGTTCCGGTTCGGGTGCGGGACGAACAGCACCGAGAGCGGCGAGAGCGTTCGCCATCATCACTAGGACGTCTACGAGATCCTGGGTGTCGTCGTAGCGCCGGTAGTCCTCCGCAAGCGCGCGAGCTTGCTGAATCAGGATCGCGACGTGCCCGTCCGGCACTTCGCGGCCGTCGGCTGCTCGGTGCTTGGAGTAGCACGCAGCTTCGTCGGCGAGACGGTTCAGCAGGCCCGCAGCATCCCCGGCAACGCCTTCGAACTCGTACTCCTCAAGCGCGCCGGCAGCGGTCCGGGCACTCGCGATCAGTGCGGCCGTGTCGGTGTCGGCTTCTCGGGGCTTGGAGTAGCCCGCGATCACCTCAGCGTCGTGAGCGACGAGCCAGCGATCGAACGCCGCAGCTCGCGCGGCATCCTTCGCCTCGCTCTGCGCGGTGATCTCCTCCCACGGGCGCGGTTCACCGCCAACCTCGACGTACTCCCGGATCTCTTGGGTCGTCGGCGTGTACTCGGCGCGGGCTTCGGGGTAAGTGCTCATCGGTTCGCTCCCTCTCCGTGGCATGGGCATTGGCAGTCCGTCGGCTCGTCGCGCTCGTCATCCCATGCGTTGCCGAGGCACGCGCGGTGCTTGCCCTGTTCGCAGTCCGGATCGACGACGGGCACCTTCACGAGATGGCCTCCACGATCACGAGCCCCGATGCGCGCCGGCTGCCGCGCCTCTGGGACGCGAGCGACAAGACCTCGAGGTCGTAGTCGGTGGCGCGTCCGGATGCGATGCGATGGACGCCGACGATGCGCCAGACCGCGGCGCTCCCGTCCCATTTGGACTGCACGAGCTCGCCGGGCTTCGGGTTTTCGGTCGCGGGCCGGACCGTGACGTACCGGACGGTCTTCTTCGGGAGTGTGGACTCGAGGGCGTCGGCGAGCTTCACGATGAGGCTGACGCGCTGATCCGCCGCGGCGCCCGCGCGCACGAGGGACGCAGACGTGTCCGGCAGTCCGACGCACAGCGCTTCGATGTGGTCTCGAGCTTCCGCCACGAGGGCAGGGTGATCGTTCAAGGGGTCTCCTTCCTGAGAACGAGAGCGGGCGACCGCAGCATTCGCGATCGCCCGCCCGATGAGGACGTATACGTCCCCGGGTGTGAGATTGTCGTCGGTCTGGGAGTGCCAGATCCGGGTGTGGATGCCGAGTAGTTCGGCGTCCGTCAGGTCACTCGCAGTCAGCGAGGCCGATGGGCTCGTCATGTTCGTCGCGCTCGTCAGGTCCGCTCATGCCGCCTTGTCCTTCCGTCGTCTCTCGCGCTCCGCGCGCTCTTGCTGGGTCCAGACGTGCTCGATGATCGGGCCGTACAGGTCCAGCCACTCGAACCAGTCCATGGACCACTCGCACTGCTCGTAGCCGAGCCCGCGTTCGTAGCCGAGCTCGGTGCCGCACGTGACCCGGATGTCGTCCAGGAACTCGAGCGGCGCTTTCCGCCACAGGTGGGCGTAGCGGCAGTTCGGACACGAGATCCACGGGATGGGCCGGAGGTCGACCTCCGAGTCCGGCCATCGCTTGAGCGCGGTCTGCATCCGCTTCACGAGCACCACGGCTCGCTTCGCGCCTTCGCGGGACTGGACGATGGTCTCCGCGTCGTCCCATTCGGCGACCGCGACGCGCGCGATGAGGAACGCCTCGTCGATGGTCGCCGTGGACGGGATGACGTTGGCGCCGAGCGCCTCCATCAGCCCGTCGGCGGCCATCCACGTCTCGGGCAGGATGAGGCGCTTCTCCATCGTCGTGTCGACGCGCTCTCCCACCGCCTGCGCCATCTTCTCGATGCTGCGGAGGTGCACGATGAGGTTCTCCACTCGGGAGAGCGCGTCCTGCGTCTTCGCCCAGCACACGCGACAGAGGTAGCCGACGCTCGCTTCCCGGGCGACGCACCCCCGGTGCGAGTCGGGGTCTTCGCACGTGGCCCAATGAGCCCCGCGCACGATGCACGGGTTCGGCCTGTCGCCTCGGTTGACACGTGCCAGGTCGTTGGTCACACAGTCGTGCGTTCCGTGCTCCTCAGACTGTTCGGACAGGGGGTACTCCTTCCCTCGAGAGCAGCACGCGAAGCGCGGCTGCGGCTTGCTGCGGGACGACGCCGTTCCCCGCGGCTTTCAACTGTTCGGCGCGCGATAGGCCGATGGCGGGGTCGGTCACCCAGCCGGCGGGCCAGCCCATCATCCATTCGGGCAGTTCCGGGTTCAGCCGGTCCTTGCCTGCCTTTCCGTCCGGGCGGACAGGCGACGGCGCGTCGCGACCGATGACCCTCGCCCAGCGGTCGACGGCACCCTGGTATGGCCCCCAGGTATCGCCGGGGACGACGACGCCTTGCGGCCGCTCATCGTCGCTGCGCGTGCCGCCCATGGCGTATGCGATTTCCGTCGATGAGCCGCCCCGCGTCGCGCGAGGCGTCGGCATCAGTCCGTGCTCGGTCACGTCGGCCAGGGAGACCGTGTGTCCGCCGTCGCGGCGTTTGTCCGGGTGCTGCGACCCTCCGCGCGACCCGCTGTAGGCGTCCGGAGTAGGGAGCAGAACCGCTCGAGTCAGCGATGGGTGCCCGCCGTTGTAGACCGTGTCGACCGTCTTCTTCGCCTCGGCCGCGCTGGGCGTTGGGAGCAGCTGCACGGCGATGGCGAGAGGCATCCCCATGCCGTTGCCGTTCTTCGCAGTGAGCTTGACCCGCTCGCGCCGAGCGAGCCAGCTTTCGGTCCCTTCTCCGTCGTTCGGGTTCATGGCAGCCGGCGTCGGCAGCAGTGTCAGATCACGATTCGACCGTCCTCGATCTCCTCCCGGATCTGATCCGAAAGACGCATCGTCGCCCGCGGGCGCTCCCTGTTCCGCGGGCCGCCGTCCGCTTCCGCGGCTGCGGGTGTTCTCAGCAGGCCAAGCGAGGATGAAGACTCGGAACCGGCCATGGGGAGCGCCGATTTCGGATGCTGGTAGGCCGATCCACTCCGCATCGAACCCGAGCTGGGCCAGGTCGCCAAGAACGGCTCCAAGTGCCCGCAGAGCATGTTGCTCGTCGTTGTCTCCCAGACACCACGGGCAGCGTTCCATGTCGCTATGTGCTTCTGCACTCAGCAGTCCTCTCACGTTCTCGATGACGACCCAGTCGGGCCGATCCTCGGCGATGGATCGCGCGAACTCGGACCACAGGCCCGAGCGTGTGCCATCCCTCATCCCGCGACGGCCACCGGCCATCGAAACGTCCTGGCAGGGGAATCCGCCGGCGCGGATGTCAGTATGGGTGACCTGCCGGAAGTCGATCTTCGTGACATCACCGAGGTTGGGGACGTCGGGGTAGCGGTGCGCGAGCACCTTTGAAGGCGCGGCATCGAACTCAGCGAACCAGGCGGGCTCGGATCCGAAGACCTCGTCGACCGCCATGCCGAGTCCGCCGACGCCTGCGAACAGTTCTCCCGAGCGGAGCCGCCGAGGGGCGGGGGCGGCGCAACGGCACGCCACCACCCGCCCCTTGAACCTGCCGCACCAATCGCAGCGTGGGGTCATGCGGCCCGTGCGGGGTCGTTCGGGCACGGAAGGGCGGAGCGGCCGTACGGGGTGCGGCAGTTCCCGCACGAGTGCACGATCTGCTTCACCTCCGGCGCCCGTGCCTCCTCGAGCCACCCGGCTTCCTCGTCGGTGATGCGGGCGCGCGGGTAGCTGTATCCAGGTGTCATCTGTTCCTCTCGGGTCAGAACGGGGTGTCGTCGCCGTATGAGCCGGGCGTCGACCACGCGTCGGTGTCGGTCGAGCCGGCGCTTCCGGGCTGTCGGGTGGCCCACTCGTCGGTCTGCGGCGGCTGGGAGTTGTTCCCGCTCCACGAGCCGGAGTTGCCGCCGCCGTTGCCGGATGCGGCGCGCGTGACCTGCGCTGTCGCGTAGCGCAGCGACGGGCCGATCTCGTCGACCTCGAGCTCGATGGACGTGCGGTTCTGGCCCTCGCGGTCCTGGTAGGAACGCTGCTTGAGGCGACCGGTCGCGATGACGCGGAAGCCCTTCGTCAGCGACCCGGAGACGTGTTCGGCGAACTCCCGCCAGACGGATGCGCGAAGGAACAGCGCGTCGCCGTCCTTCCACTCCCCCGATGCCCGGTCGAAGTTCCGCGGGGTCGACGCGATCGTGAAGTTCGCGACGGGGAGGCCGTTCTGCGTGTACCGCAGCTCGGGGTCGGCGGTCAGGTTGCCGACGACGGTGATGAGTGTCTCGCCGGCCATCAGACATCTCCTCCGACGCGACGGGCGAGTTCGTCGATCTTGTCCGGCCGGAACCCGGCCCAGCCGTCGTTACCGACCATGACGACGGGCGCAGAAGCGAATCCGAGAGACTTCGCCGCTTCGAGGTTCGCCGGTTCGGTCAGGTCTTCGGTCTCGAACGGGATGCCCTTCTTCGTCAGAGCCTCCTTGGTGAGATCGCACTGCTTGCAGTTGGGTTTGGTGTAGACGGTGACGTTGGACGTCATGGGGCTTCCTTCCTGCCGCCGAGGATGACGGCGAGGTCTCCGAGGGTCATCACGACCCACTGGTCTGCGGGGTTCGTGGTGCCCCGTCGTTTCGCGACGACGACACCGACGGGTGCGTCGTCGTTGGCGGCCTCGAGGTGGGCTTCTGCGACCCACTCCGCGGCCTTGATCTGTCCGCCGTAGTCCTTGCACTCGATGACGACGCGTTCACCCAGCGCTGTGCGGACGCCGCCGATGTCGCCGCGGTCCTTGGCGCCGTTCCGAGCGCGCCGTTCGATGCGGTCGTCGGACAACGCCGCTGCGAGGTACTCCGCCGTGCGGGTCTCCATGGCGGTGCCCGCCGCCTTCGCGGACGAACGTGACCGGGTCACGAGGTTTCTCCGCGAAGCCGAACGATGTGTCCGTCCAAGCCAGCGGACTCGAGTGCGGCGGCATCCCGCTCCCCGTAGGCGATGAGCACGCTCGGCGCGCCCGAATTGGCGTTCGCCTTCCTGCCGGTCGGATCCAGGAATGTGACACGACCGCGGAGGAACAGGATGGCTGTCGCTTGCGGCCATACCCAGTCGTGAAACAGTGCCGTCTCGGTGCGGGCGAAGATGAGCGCGGTGCCCTGCCCATGGCGCGCGAGGGCACCCATCCAGTCGGACATCGTCCTGCCGTACGGAGGGTTCAGCCAGACCCGCCCCGTCCACGGAAGCGACAGTCCGTCGCCGACTACTTCTGGCGTCCAGACTTCGGTAGCGGTGGGATGCCCGGGGGCGCCGCACGGATCGAGGTCGAAGGTTCCCAGCGCTTCGATTAGGGGTAGCGGCGTAAGCCACCTGTCGTTTCGCCCGGCGAATGGGTTCTCGTCGAAGATGTCCGCGCGAGCGGATGTCTTTCCGACGGCGAGTGCCCGGCTCATGCCGCCCCTCTCAGTTCAGATTGGTCGTACACGGGCAGCTCGAGCTCGCCGCGGACGCGGTCGACCGTCTTCACGCTGCAGTCGATGTAGGCGCCGATCCGCCCTGCCGACCATCTCCGCGCGTTGAGCTTCGTGATGACCTCGCGGCGTTCGACCGGCGACATCTCCGGCTTGTCTCCGTCGAGAGCCGCCAGGATGACCGCCTCGTCGTTACGCGTCAGGAACCCGCGTTCGGTGGCTCCGCGCTTCCACTCCGCGGGCTCCGCGCTCGGGTCGTCGATGACGTCGTCATCCCACGCGAGCGGCGGGGCGTACCCGTTCTTCGCGGCGATGTTCCGGATGCGCTGCACCTCCCACGTGTCGGGCAGCTTCGTCATCGACAGTTCGTCGTAGAGCGCGGCGACCGCGATGCGGGTCGGTTCGACCACGAACTCCTGTCGCATCACGCGTGATGCGAATGGGCGGGGCTTGTGGAGCCGTGCGGACAATTCGGTCGTCGAGTAGCCGAGCGCCATGAGCGCCTGCATTCGGCGGCGGGTGCCCGTGCCGTCGACTCGCTGGCCGGCGTCGATGCTGCGTGCCGGTTTGACGGCGAGCAGTGCGCGCTCCGTGGTCGCGAAGATCCACGGCACCTTGCCCTTGGTGATGTTCCGGACGGTGAGCTCCGACAGCCCGGCGCGCGCGGCGATGTCCCGCTGCGTCATCCGCGCCTCGAGCAGCGTGGCGATGTGGGCGGTCGCGGCGGCCGGGTCGACCTCGCGGCGACGGACGCCGTTCGCGAAGCTGGCGCGGCGGGTGCGTTCCCGCTTCGCGACGCCGTCGCGGCACGGCTGGCACCGGCACTTGTGCGTCTTGTAGCAGGCGCTCGTGGCCTTGTGCGCGTGGTCAGGCGGGCACGAAAAAGGCACCGTCTCCGGTGCCTTCGTGGTGGTGGTCTGGGCGGCGCTCAAGCGGTCACCCTCGCTACCCGATATTTCTCGTAGCCGCACGCGCGGTTGAGGTACGCGACGTCCTCGAACGACCACGGCATCGCCGAGGTCTTCCAGGCGCCGTGCTTGCTGTGGCGGTACTGGATGGTCAGGGTCACGAGTCCTCCTTGGGCCACATGCGGTACCCGGCCGCGATCTCGTCCGAGTAGTAGAACGACTCGTCCTCGAACATGAAGGCGCCGCTCTCGAGCACCCACGCGTCGTTCGTCTTCCCCGTCTTCGTGGTGATGTTCCACACCTCGCGGGGCTTGGCGTCCTCCCACGCCTGCGGGTCGGGATTCGCGTCCAGCCATGCGTGGCCGGCGCGAATGTAAGGCTCCTCACCCAGCGGGCGGTCGAGCTTCTCCCATACGGTCCAGTGGCTGAGCGTGTCGGGCTCGAGTACGAGCACGGCGCGGCCGTCAGTGTCGTCGGCGGACGGACGGCGGAAGAACAGCCAACCGGGGAAGTCCGGGTGGGCGCCGACGCCGAGGCGAGCTCGCTCCTCTGCTGCGAAGAACTCGCGGGCAGCGTCTTCGTTCCGATGTGCGTCGATGTAGTCGCCTTCGTTGAACGTCAGGTCGCCGTCCGCGTCGCGAGTGATGGTGACGCCGTTGGTGGCGGTGAAGGGAAGGTTCATGCGTTCTCCTTTTCGGCCGCGATGGCGCGGCACTTGTCGCATGGCAGCGGCCACCCCGGGTGTTGGTCGCACTCGGGGTCGCGCTGCGCTCGTGGTGCCGGGCGAGACGCGGTGATGTGGTCGCGCGCCTCGCCCGGGTTCTTCGTGATGGATCCGAGGACGTACGCCTGGGGGCGTGTGACGTCGGATCCGCGCTCGAGGATGGTCACTGCGAGCGCTGACGCCTCGGCGGGCGACGGCTGCACGCCTGCCTTCTCAGCGATGTGGCGGATGAGCCTGTCCGGGTCGATGCCGAGCCCCGAGATGACAGCCCGAGAGATTTCCGTCTGTCCGTCGCCGCTCTCGCGGTTACCAGAGTGAGATGACTGACTGACTGTATTTAGTCCCTCTGAACTCTGGACTCTGACCTCTGGACTCTGACTCTGCTTTCGTTCGGGTTCGTCTGGGTTCCCGTCATAACCCGGCTGGGTTTCCTCGGGTTTCTTCCGAGGGCGCCCGCCCTTGCTCCCGTTCGCGCGACTGACGGCCGCCAGGCGCTCCCGGTCAGCCTTCGTCTGCTGGTGCTCCGCATAGTCCCGGATGACGTAGTCGTTGCCCTCGAGCAGCACAAGCGGGCGCACGGGATGACTGGACACCAACGCGTCGAGCAGCCGTTGCTCCCACATGAACTCGGCGTCGACCACGGGGATGCGGCCGTCGAGATCGTTCATGCGGGAGAACCCGTTCATCTCGACGAACGTCCACTTCACGTCCGCCGGGAGCCGCGACACTTTCGGGTGCCAGGGGAAGTCGTTCGGGAACGTCATGTAGAGGCGGCTGTCACGTGGCATTCATCACGGCTCCCTTCCTTCCAGCAACGCCTCGAGTTCGGCGATGCGTGCTTCGGCCGCGGCGACCTTGTCGGCCGGGGTGAGTCCGTCGACACGCTGCATGGTGAACACGAACTGGGGCTCCGAGCCGCCGTCCACGGCGAGCTTCGTCTCGACGTAGTTGATGCCGCCCACCGCGTCGAACCACTGCAGCGCGATCTCCGAGATGAGCAGCACCGTGTACTGGGTGTCCTCGACGGTGAGCTTCGCTTTCCCGTCGCGCAGTTCCAGATACCGGAGCCGCAACTGATCGTTGGAGGCCGACGGCAGCGCGCCGCGTCCACGCTTCCGCGGCCCCCAGCCCTCGCGAGGCGCGAGGATGGTGAACTGGTCGCCGTTCGGCTGCATGAGCGTGTTCCCCGTGCCGTAGATTCGCTCCACGGCCTCCCGGATCGTGTCCATGGCGTCCAGGGGCAGCGGCAGTTTGAACGCGGCGACGCCGTCGGTCCGATTCATCGCATGGAGCCTTTCGCGGTCAGAGCGTCGAAGATGGGCGTTCCTTCTTCCGGCACCACCGATTTCGTCATCAGGACACCCTCCGAGCCCGGTTCGTAGGACAGCGTGAGCGTCCGCGTCGGCGGCATGACGTAGTCGGAGAACCACGTCTGAATCGCTTCCTGAACCTCGTAATCGACGTGATCGGGGATCTCGATCACGAGACGGCATAGGGCGCCGTCGCTGCCGCGGTAGTAACCCGTCAGCGGGGCAACCTGCACTCCGTCCTTCACGCCGCGATGCTCTCGGCGGACTCGAGGTCGACCTCGCCGGCGTCGAGCTGCGCGGTCTCGTAAAGGAAGTGGCTCGCGTTCTTGTGCTTGAACAGCAGCGGCACGCGGCCGCCGCGGTCGACGCGGATCGCGATGCCCTCGTCGGCGCCCGTGCCGTCCTTGCTCAGCGGCAGCGGGACGTCGACATAGGCGCGGATCCCGAGTTCGGCTCCTGCCATGAACGACCGCGCGAAGTCCACCTCGTCGAACGCCGGGAGGTAGAAGTCGTGCTTGGGGCCTCGCCAGAGCTCGGCGACGTGCTGGAATCCGTGCTCGTTCGCGAACGTCCGCACCTGATCCCACGACAGGTCGTAGAGGTCGCCGGTCTCGGTGATGAACGAGACCCGGTAGAGGAACAGCGCTCGCTCGCCTCGCGGCAGGTGGTACGTGTGGCCGGGCTGGATCTGCGCGCCGTCCTTCGTCCAGCCGACGACCTCGCCGTAGACGATCACGTTCGCGGGGATGCGGTCCTGCACCTCGCGGCCGATCTCGGACCACAGGTCGGTGCCGTAGTAGTGCGCCTGGTCCGGGTTGTTGACGTCCTTGATGACCTGACGGGAGCCGAACACGACGTCGAGCTCGTGCTCGGCCACCTTCACGCCGAGGCGCCGCGCGAGGCGCTCGAGCCACGTCAGCTTCCGGCGGACTGGGACGCGGCCGGCGCGGAACGACGTGCCGTGGAGCTTCTGCGTGACGATGAGGGTGTCGTTCTCGGCGATGAGGTGCTCGTTGCGGAGGTACTGGTCCGTCTCGATGTGCACGGGGAACATGGCCGCGTCCACGCGCTTGAACGCCTTCTTGACGTTCGCCTTCTCGCGCGACGTCGTCGCGACCGGCTCCTTGACCCGGTACTTCCGGGACACCTCGTCGCCGTTGATGTGGTCGAACGCGAGACCCTCGGTGAATACCGAGTCCGGCACGCCGAACGCGTCCGCGACGACCGCCACGGGCAGCACGAGACCGTTCGAGATGGTGCCGCGCAGCTTGAGCGCGCGCACCCGGCGGTTGTCCTCGAGGTAGCCCTTCTGGGTGCTGTCGCGGTTCAGGAACTCGTGGCGGTAGAGGTTCGCGTGCCGGGCGAGGTCGTCGCTGATCTGCGACTCCGCCGGGAAGAACACGGCGAGGTCGTCCTCGCGGATGTCGCCGTCCTTCTGGGTGATGACGGTGTAGCCGAAGATGCCGAGACCGACCAGGCGGTCAGCGTTCGGCAGCGCGTACGGTGCGGGCACGCGCACCACCTGGGCGGCGTAGTTGGGGGTGTCGATGATCTCGAACTTGGTCATGGTTTCCTTTCCTCAGAACTCGTTGGCCGGGTCGCCGACCTGGAACGTCTTGACGCCCTTCATGCGCCATGCGCGGCACACGGACGGGCGATCGTCGATCACACCGAGGACGTTGAAGCGGTCCCGGATGTGACGGTCGAACAGTTCGGGCTTGATGACGTCGTCGCGGCGTCCGTCGCCGTCGGCGCGCATGTGCAGCGCGTCGTAGGAGACGAAGTTCGCGTCGAGCCACTTGACGGTCTCGGCGCGCGCGGTCTCGTCACGCCCGGACAGGAGCACGATGTGGTGCGACTGGTGCAGCGCGTTCACGACGTCGCGGACCGCGACATCGACGTCGTCCTCCCCCACCCGCGTCATGTCGTAGTACGACCGGCCACCGTTGTTGTGCGCGAGCGTCCCGTCGATATCGACGATGAACGCACTGTCGAGCTGCCAGTCCTGCTCGTACTTCCACGGCTCGGACGGCGTCGCAGCGGGCAGTGCCGGGATGTCGCCGTTCACGGTGAAGCGGCGGAACATGCGGCGGATGGCTTCCGCGGGGATCGGGTGCTCCCGACGCGCGTTCCGCTCGAGCGCCTCCCGGATCGTGACCGGGAAGTCGACGGTCTCGACGGGGAACCCGAGGTGCAGCCACGCCCGCACGAACCGCGGGTTGAGGTTCGTCGCGTCGATCACCACGTCCTTGCCAGCGGCGAGGGAGGTGATGGCGATGGATTTCTCGATGGCGCTCACATGCTGTTCCTGCGCGGGCGACAGCAGCTTGTCGGGGGTGGCGTAGAGCATCCCGCGGAGGTCGTCACGGCTGATGCGGACGCGGCTCTCGGGGGCCTCCTGGACCCACTTCTTCGCGTAGGTGCTCTTGCCGGAGCCGGGGATGCCCCGGGTGAGGTAGAGGGTGGTCATGGCGCTCCTATCGGTACGCGCCGGACCTCGCCTCGGCGCGATGGATTCTGTGCGGCTCGGTCGTCTTCGAGCAGCACCGGTCCGTGTCGAGCGCGAGGGCTCGTTGGCCGCAGACGACGCATTGTGGGTAGTCGCGGTGAAGCTGGTCGATGCGAGCGAGTGCCGCCACCTTCGCGGCGATGGCGGCGGCACTCGGGACGTAGGCGTCAGCCACGCGGCCGCATCACGCCGCGGCGTCGCCGTCGCCGTCGGTAAGACGCTTCCCGATGTCGTCGACCGCGTCCTCGTTCGTGACGGCCTCTTTGACCGCAATCCGCCTGCACGCCGCGCAGTGCGTGGAGTCGATCTCCGCCGGCACCGCCTCGGGGAAGAAGAAGTGGTGCAGGTAGCTTGCGCGCGTCTGCACAGCATTCAGCCGGTCGGCCTCCGCGGCGACTTCCTCCCACGTGCCGTACATCGGAGTGAATCCAGGCGGCACCTCGGGAAGCCCGGCGTCGGCGTCACGGTCGCGGGTGTAGACGCCCGTGACCTTGTTGTAGCTGTACGCCTCGGTGCGGTGCCGGAGCTCGAACTTGAGGGGGGTGATGGGCTCTGCGACGGTCATGCTGCGATCTCCTTCGGTGCCGCGGCGGCCGCCGCGCGCTCGTTGTACTTCTCGACGGTCCAGACGATGGCGAGCAGCGCGAGGATGAAGTGCCAGTCGTACGTCTTACTGCTCCACTCCCACGTGTCGGAGAACCGGTGGGTGAATCCGTCGTCCCCGGTGAACTCGAACTCGTCGAGCACTCGGCGGTAGTCAGACTCGGTCTCGAAGTAGACGCTGCGCCAGGCATCCTCGAGGCCGCTCGTGGCGGCCGCTACCTGCGCTTGGTCGAGATCCCACTCGCTGAGCGTTTCGCGCCCGTGCTCGAGCAACACGTCAGCGTCGAACACCTTCGCCGCGTCGCGAAGCTGCGACGGCATCTTCTCCCACCAGTAGTCCGCGTCAATGCGGTAGGGCTCGGGGCTCGGGTGGAAGAACGAGAGCATGTCGTCGGTGCGGGAGAACGTCCATCCGTTCCCGACGTCGCCCACGATGGTCAGGTAGCCGGGCCAGGTGATGATGTCCCAGGACCACATGCGCGTCCCGGGCGCCTGCGCGCGGAGGTGGCGGTAGAGGCCGTCCTCGCGGATGACCGTGAGTTCGTGCTTCGTGGTCTCACCGTCGAACTGGCGGCGCTGTTCGGTCCAGGGGAACTTCGGCATGGTGTCGTCTTTCAGTCGTCGGGCGGCGGCTCGTGCGAGTACGTGCCCTTGTTCGTGAGGTAGATGGGGCCGTGCTGGAAGTGCACGACGGGTATGTCGGCCGGTAGGCGGATGCCATGGCGGACGATGATGCCGTCGCGCTCGGCGTCCTTCCGGTGCGTCTCGGCCTCTCCGTGACAGCCGGTGACGCCGGATCCGCAGAGCAGGATGATGTTGGCGGCGAGGTTGATCCACCACGCCTTCGATCCGCCGCTCCCGCGCGGCGTCCGGTGATGGGCTGACCACCCCATGCCGCGGTTCTCGAACACGAGACGGCGGCCGCACTTGAAGCAGCGGCCGCCGTCTCGGTCCCAGACCGCGAACAGGGTGTCGCGGGAGATGCCTGTCGCCCTACCCACTCGCCTCGGCGCGCTGGTGACGCGAGTCGATGCCGATGAACCGCAGCGCGCGGCCGAGGGCGACCGACTCGGCGGTCTCCATGGCGCGCGACGCGTACGGCTCCTCGCCGACGCCCTGCGTGCGCTCGGCGTGTGCGACCGCGTCGGGTCGACCGGTGACGTCGCTGCGGTCGAGCCACACCCGCGCGACGAACGCGTAGCTGCGGACGCCCAAGCCGTCCTGCCACCACTCGTAGGTCGTCTCGTACGCCGCCTGGGGGTAGGCGGCGTAGAGGCTCGTCACCTTGTCGTCGACAGTGCCGACGTCGTCCGGATCCACCTCGCTCGTGCTCCGCGCGGCGCGCTTGCGAGGTGCCAGGCGACTCGCGCTCATGTCGGTCGGAATCTCGATCTCGTCGAGTGCCTCCGCGGTCACGCGGCCTCCCCGTCGTCGTACTGATCCTGGAAGTCGTAGATCGACCACATGGGCGCCTTGAGCACGCCCACGGCGCCTCCGCTGCGCGTCGAGTAGCCGGGCCACTGACCGGACTCCATCGACTGGGCGTAGCGCTCACGGGCGCGCTGCGCCTTCTCGCGGCCCATCCGCTGTTCGTCCTCTCCCAGCACGTGCACGCCGGAGAGGTACGGCGCGTTGGACTCGACGACGATGAACACGAACGGCCGACGCTCGCCGGTGATGAGCTCGTAGATGTAGTCGTAGTGGCCGAACTGGACGTCGTAGCCCAGCCGGAACACGACCTGCTCGAACCCGGACTCCGATGCCTCGCCGGCGGACGTCTTGAGGTCGCCGTGGCGCGGCCCCTCCGAGTCGAGTCGGCCGCGGAGCGAGACGCCCGTGACAGGGCACACGGCGAACATGGACACCTCCGGGCGTCCGGCCTCGAAGATCGCGCGGGCGACTCGGTTGGACAGCACGGACTCGGCCATGATGTTCACGACGCGGCCCGTGACGCGCTTGACGGGGATGAGTCCCCGCTCGCGCATCGCCTGCTCGAACGCCTTCGCGGCCTTCGTGCTGATGGCTCCGTTCGCGGCGAGCACGTTGTCCATCTCCTTGCCCTCGAACTCGAACCGTTCGGGTCCGTTGCCGTCGGGGTAGATGGCGATGTCCGCGCCGACTCCCAGCACCTTCGAGTGCACCGCGGAGCCGAGGTCGAACTCCGGCTTCGGCTTCTCGGGCTGCGAGATGTAGTGCTGGAAGTGGGCGGGCGACTTGAGGATCTTCTTCGCGCCGGTAGACGAAAGCCCGGGGAGCCGGTGGTAGCGCTCCTCGGGCAAGTCGTACTCGAGCCGGTTGGGTTCAGTCATGTGCCTCCTCGGGCTGCCGAGGCCAGAGACGCTCGGTCGCAGTGATGGCCGCCGCGGTCACGGCGATGGGGTTGCTGGATCCGTCGTGGACCGGGTGGAACACGTGTCCGTGCAGCGGTGAGCGGTCCACGCGGCAGACGAGAGTCGCCGCGCCGATGGTGACCGCCCAGAACTGCCCCGGCTGCGGCTCAACCAAACGCCGCCTTCACGGCGATGACGGCGAGCGCGATGAGGCCGATGACGATGGCGCTCGAGGCGACCGCCGCGCCGAGGACGAGCATCCCGGCGAGGATCTTCCCGAGGGCCTGGCCGACGCGCCACGGGCGGGGCTGCTTCGCGGCGAGCTTGCTGACGTTGGTCTGGGTCATACGTTCTCCTTCGGTGTGGCGTTGGCGATCTCGAGCAGCACGTCGGCGTGGCACGGCTGGTCGAGCGGGCAGAAACACATGAGGTTCTTGCCCGCCAGTTCGGCTATGCGTCGGGTTCCGAAATCCTCGTGTCCGGGTCCGCGATGGCTCAGCCATTCGCGAAAGAGCTCGACGGCGTGAGCTCGGTCGCGCACTCGCTCCGAGCGGTCCGCCTCGAAACGACCCGGGGAAGGGCCGATGACGTCCCTCGGGGTGAACCACTCCCCGATACGGAACGGGTTACCGTACCGGCCGGGGCGAGCAACGCTGACCGTGTTCTCGGGTTTCCGCCACCCGGGCGAACGACGCTGTTGAATTCGCTCGGGCATCAGGGCGCCGGGTACCAGAGGATGCGGGCGTCGCCGCTGACGGTGATGTCGAGTCCGTGCGGGAAGCTGAGGGTCAGCGTCTTGTGCACGCGGTCCACCGCGACGTTGTCGACGAACCCGGTGCCCGGGATCGTGACGGATACTCGCCCCTCCGGGGCGTCCTGCTGGACGAGGAAGATGAAGTCGGCGTGCTCCGGCGGCCGGTCCGATGCGACGAGTTCGGCTACGGACTGCCGACGGAACGGCGGCGCGTCGTCTGTCCGTGAGCCGGGGAATTCGATGACGTTGGTGAGAGTCACGGGCTGAGGGTCCATTTCTGTGAGGCGTTGCCGAGCGCGGAGAGACCCTCGCCGACTGCTTTGACGTTGCCGTCGGCGACAAGTTCGCTTCGGGCGGTTCTGAGGCGAGATCCGGAGCAGGGCTTCTGCCCCTTCGCGCGGCGCGAGCGGCGGTGCTTGTCGGCGATCTCGTCGTCGGTGAGGCCCTCGGGGTGGAGGGAGAGCCACGACAGCACCTCATGGTGCGCGTCGCCGCGGCGGTTGGTCATGTCCGCTGCCCGGTGGGAAGTGAGCGGGTCCGAGCGACGGGCGCGGGGCCGGTCGTCGGGGAAGATCATGGGGACGATGGTCATGTCAGCGCGTCAGCAGACAGTCCCGGTTCACGTCGCGGCCGGAGCCGACGTGTCCAGTCACTCGCGCGCGTTCCCACGCCTCGCGCGTCGCGAACAGCATGGTCAGCACGTCCGGGTACCCCGAAGGGTCGAGTCGGATCGCGAGCGTGAGGCGTCCCGCCGAAAGGTTGACCGCCTGGTGCCGCGTGGAGAACGTGATGCGCTCCGGGCGCGCGATGGCCTGGAAGACCTCGTCCTCCGTAATCCCCATCTCGACGCGTCGGGATGCTGCGTGAGCGGTGAAACCGATGTGGGGACGCTCCCCGGCTTCGTACGCGCGCTTGAACTCCTGGATGCTGTCGAACGGTCGCGGCTTCCAGTGCTTCCGGGGCGTGGCAGAACCAGTCATGGATTCCTCGGGCGGGTAGGGCCACCAGCGACGAACGCGGCGGCGATGACGAGTAGAGCGGCGGCGATCCAGTCCCCGGCGCTCATCGGGGACCGCCGCGCTTCGCTTTCCCGCGGCGGGCGACGGCCGCGCGATGAAGCGCGGAGCGCCGGGCGACCTCGAGCGCTTCCTCGCGCTGACGACGGGCGCGAAGGCGCATCATCTGGAACGGATTCAGGAACATGCGACCGGTCCTCTCGGGTACGAGAACGGGAGCCGACATTTGATGTCGGCTCCCGCGAGAAAGAGATGAGGCGGCGCGCGTAGTAGTTGGGGTTTGCCCAGCCCAACACGCTTCTGCGCGCCGCTCGCGCGTGGGACGGGAGTCGAACCCGCCCTGCGACCATCCACGCTGTGCGGTCAGCGACCGCGTGCCTTCTTCCAGCCCTTCTTGACGTGCGACCATGTGCCGGCGGCGAAAGTCGCGACGACGGACAGGACGCCGTCCTTGTCGCGAGCGGCGAACTCGAGCACGTGCTCACGCGTGTCGTGCGACTGGGCACGAACCTTGACGCGTTCCCCGTCCCGCAGCGTCACAGTCCAGGACTTCTGCTTGTCGGCGATGGGTCAGCCTCCGAGACGCGGGACGTCGATGGCGAGCGGCGCGTCGGACTGGATGTAGTCGAGCGACGTGACGACCATCGTGCCGTCGGACGTGAAGAAGAAGATGCCGGGGTCGCCGTCGCCGTAGCTGCCGTCGTCCTGCGCGCTCTCCACGGAGAAGAAGTCCGCGGACGTGCCGTTCGCGTAACTCGGTCGCACGAACTCCGTCTCCGGCGCGATCTGCGAGCCGTTGCTGCTGATCTTGCCCTTGGTGACGTAGTAGCCGACGATGTCGCCGAACGACATCACGTAGAGGTAGCGCAGCGCCTCGGGGTCGTCCTCGCGGGCGCGCTTCTCCTTGAGGTTCGTGAGTTCGAGCGAGCTGGTCGTGTCGTACTCCGCGGCGAGCGACTTCCGATCTTCGTACGCCTGCCGCTCGCTGGTGTTCCCGGTGCACCCGCTGAGCGCGAGCGCACCGACGAGGGCGAGGGCGGCGGTCGCGGCGAGCCGCTTCGTGAGGTTCTTCATGGGTTACTCCTTGCAGTCGGTGGTCGGGTCGAGATCGTCGATCTGATGGGGCAAGTCCGGGGCGCGCCAGTCGGCGGCCAGGAACTTCCGTGCCTCGGCGTTGTAGTCGCCTACGAGCGAGACGCAGATGTTCACCGTTCCGAGGTACGTGTCGGCCGCCGTGCGGTCGTCGGGATTGGCGGCCTTCGCTTGCGCGGCGATGGTGACCTTCCGGTCGGTCGCGACGATGTCGGCGTACAAGTCCTCGAACTTGGCCTGCGCCGCCGTCCAGTTCTGCGCGCTGTTGTTCTTGACGATCCCGTCGCCCTGACCGCGCACACCCGACGTCGCGACGCCGATGCCCCACCACGCCGCGCCGATGAGCGCCACGATCACGGTGCCTGCGATGATCCAGATGGCGACGAAACGGCCGCCTCGGTTGAGTTGTCTGCGCGTATCGCGCCAGTCGTCCGTCATGTGCTCCCTTTCGTGTGGATGTCGTTCACCCGTGCGCGCCAGGGACTCGAACGCCTGGTGTCTGCCGGTCGCGCGTCTTCTCACAGATCAGCGGTGCTCACGGGGGCTGCTCCTTCCGTTTCCTGAATGGGCCTCATGCGGCCTGCTTCGACGGCGGCGTCCGTCGCGAGATCCTCGAGGAGCTGGACGGCGCGGTCGTTGACGGCGATCGTGTCCTCATGCCACAGGCGGCGGTTGGTTTCGACGGACGTCGCCACCCCCACGGCCGCGGTCCGAATCGCGTTGAACGCGACGACAAGCGCGCGCTCTTGGATCTCGTTCTGGGTGAGCTTCGTCTTGAGGGCCATCAGACGCCCTTGAACTTCCGCCCGAGAACGACCGACGCCATCCGCGCGGCCGGTGCGCCGCCTCCGTCGATGACCGCGAGGCGAGATGCGATCTTCTCGGCGGCAGCTTGGGCGGGGACGCCGTGCTTGCTCGCGACCCGAGCCAGTTCGTTCGGGTCGACGTTCTTGAGCGCGGCCCGCGCCTCCTGGATGACGTTCATGTGCATCTCCTTCTCGTTCGGCTGGTGTCGTGGATGCGTGCGCGCCGGGGACTCGCTCCCCCGGTGTCGGCTACGTCGCGCCCCCGGCCGTAGCCGGGAAGTGTTGTGGAATCCCTTCGATCCCTTGGTAAGCAGCCGCCCTCTCGGGGCGACCCGCCGCCGGGACATACCGGCGGTCCTCACAACCAGCCGCCCGTAGACCCCGTTCGGTCCCTATGGGCGGTCGACTGCTATCTCTGTGGAGTTACTTCTGCCTGTCCCCCTCCGCCGGTCGGTGGCCGGGGTCAACGAGGGTGTGGCATCTCTCGGGCATGCCGAGTAGTGCCCCCAACCGATCTGCGAGCGCGTCGGGGGCTGTGAGGCACCGCGGAGCGAGCTACTCGAGCTCGGGGGCGGTGGTGGCGAGGACGGGTTCGTCGTCGCGGGGCGCGTAGGCCAGTCCGGTCTTCGGGTCGGAGATCCAGTAGGACGGGTGGTCCCATGCCACGCGGTACGCGGGCGGGATGTCGCCGGGGATCGACACGGTGCAGTCGCTGCCGGTCGCGCCGAGGAAGACAGCTTCGACAGTCTCGGTCTTGGGGCCGACGGACCGGTTGAGGTGGACGGACGTTCCGGAGGTGAGGTCTGCAGCGTTGAGCATGGCGGTCCTTCCGCAGTGAGCGGTCCAGAGGATGAGGCCGATAAGGGCAACGAGCCACAGGAGAGTGGCGCTGTTCGTTCGCGCGACCGGCTGATTCAGCAGACCGATGGCGATGCCGGCAGTACAGACAGCCGGGACGATGTAGCGGCGGGGGCTACGGGGCGACGTGCGGGGCGCGATGGCGGAGGACACTGCGGGTCATCCCCGCACCTTCGCGGGACGCTCCTTCAACCCGTCCACGTAGCCGTCGAGTTCAGCTTTCGTGAAAGTGATCCGCTTGCCGTCGCCGACAGGGATCAGGTCGCCCGAGGCGCGGAGGTCGTCGACCTCGCGAAGCGACTTGGACAGGTAGTAGGCGGCCAGTTCGCGGGTGAAGAGTGCCGGCGCGAATTCGATCCGCTGGACGACACCGGCGCTCACGCGGCGACCTCGGGAGACGCTGCGGCTTCTTCGCCGTTCTGGCCTCGCTGTGCGATGTAGGCGCTCAGGGCGCCCATGGTGTTGGCGATGTACTTCTCGGACACGTTTCTGGCCTTGCCGGTCTCGACAAGGGAGAGGTACCCCGGGGACCGACCGTTGAGCTGCGCTGCCTCGGTCAGAGTGAGCCCCGCGAGTACCCGGACGGCACGAATGCTCTCTCCGGCTGCTCTAGCTGCTTCGTTCTGCATGAGTAAGAAAGTACCAGAGTTCCCCACGCATGTGCGGCACTTACTCTCGATCTTCCCCGCGTGTTGCTCGAAATGGGGAACTTCCTGTACGTTTGGACCCATGACCACGCCTAGGGATGGGGAAGATTTTCTCCGCCACTTGATTGACGTTGATGCTCTGACCGCGGAGCAGCGAGCGAAACTGGGACCGCTGGTGCGTCAGCGTCGTGAGGCGCTCAACTACTCGCAGCAGGAACTCGCGGAGGCGGCGGGCATCGACCGCAAGACGCTCGGGACGCTCGAGTCGGGACGCCGCGCGCCGCACGCCCCGAAGCTGCGCGCGGTCCTCGAGGCTCTCGGGATCCCACAGGCCGGTGACGTCGACCGCAAGTACAGCGAGCGGACTCGCTCCTTCGTCGTGACCACCGCGCCTATCTTCGATCTGCTCCCCGACGAGTTGAAGGACGAGGCTCAGCACGACGTCGTCGTCCTCCTGGCGGGGAAGCTGTCGCGCGCGAACGGCACGGCGTCCATCACTTCGATCCGCAATGTCGGGGGCGCGTCCGATACTCGCCAGAGCGAATTGGCGGCCGTTGCCAAGAAGAAGTCGCTCGACCGCGGTGAGGATCCCTCGGACACTTGATAGACGACGACCTGGACGACATGATCCACGCACTCGGGGTGCGTGTGGAGTACGTCGAGATGCCGCCGGACCGAGACGGGGAATACCTGCACGGTCGGCGCCTGATCCGGCTGCAGCGGGGCATGGCCCGACGCCTGCACCGTTGGGTGAAGGCTCACGAGTGCGGCCACGCCGTGCACGCGCACCAGGCGACTCGATTCGGCCCAGTGAACGCCAAGAACGAGCGCCAGGCGGACGAGTGGGCGGCGCTCCGGCTCATCACCCTCCCCGCGTACAAGCGCGCCGAGATTCTGCACAACGGACACACCGGGGCGATGGCCGTCGAACTCGACGTCGTCGTCGATGCCGTCGAGGTGTTCCGATCGATGCTGCTCACTGTGCAGGACGAGCACGGTATGCACACCTACCTGCAGCCGCGTATGGGTGACGGTCAGTGGGTGCACCGGGAACTGACCCGGCACGCCTGAACGCAGAAAAGGCCCGGGACCGACCGCATGAAGCGGTGGTCCCGGGCCTTGTTCGTTCTAGGCGGCGATGGCCTCCCTGAGTTCCCCGCGCTGGATGGCGTCGGCGAAGTGCTCCCCCAGCGCAGTGAGTGCCGCGCGGGCGGCCGCCGAGGAGACGTGCTGGTAGCCGCGAGTGGTCCGCTCCGACACGTGTCCGACGATCTCGCCGATGATCTTCGCGTCCACGCCGAGCTCCATGAGCACGGTCGCGGTCGTGTGGCGGGCGACGTGCGTCGTGGGCGTAAGCGGCGTGCCCGGCGCGCGGTCGCGCTCCGGCTGGTTCTGCTCAGCGGTGATGACGCCCGCTTCGTAGAGGACCGTTCGCCAGGCTTCCTGATCCTGCTCCGCCGTGATCGGACGGCCGTCGGCGTGCCGCCAGATTAATCCGTGCGGGTTCGGGCCGGTAGACGCTGCCACGTAGCGGCGCAGCGCCTCCTCGAGTTCGGGGATGAGCGGGATGGTCCGCACCTTGCCGGACTTCGGCCGCACGAGGCAGAGCCGGCCGTCCAGCTGTCGATACTCCATGTCGTCCGCCATGATGAGCTTCCGCTCGGGGCAGGCGCCGCCGCGCTTCCTGCCGCACGGGTCATCGTCGGGGCACCCGTGTCGGAAACGGGCCTCGGTGAGCGACCACTGGACGACGAACTGGTGGTTCACGAAGTCGATGCTGTCGAGAGTCGCACCGATGCGCTCTCCCTGTCGCAATCCTGCCAACAGAGCGACCCACCACCGCGTTCCGTCCGCGTGCATGGCCGCTGTGCGGAGGACGTCGAGTGCCGCCTCAGTGGACAGTGCGTCTCGCTCTGCGCCGTTCGCCGACGGAGCCTTCACGTCGCTCGCGATGTTCCGAGCGATGATGCCGTCCAGGCGGGCGGCTTCGAGCATCGAACTCAGGACAGCGTGCACCTTGAGCGCGCTCGAGGAAGCGCGCCCGGCGTCGAACATGGCGCGCGTGACCGCGCGGACGTCGGAGGGCTTGAGCTGCGCGACGCGCTTCCTGCGGAGGGTGGGGACGATCCACCGGTTGACCGCGGACTCGTAGCCCTGCAGGGCCGCCGGCTTCATGTTCGGCTCGCACACCGTTCGGAGCCAGTGCTCCGCCCACTGCTCGACGGTCATGGCCTTGTCGAGCGGCGCGCCGTGCTGCTCGAGCTCCGCGCGAAGCGTCTTGAGCTTCGCCCGCGCGTCTGCCTGCGTCTTGCCGTAGACGTAGCGCTGTCGACGGCGCCCGTCGGGCCAGAACCCGTCGTCGATGACGCCTCGCCAGAGGCCGCGCGACTTGATGAAGTACAGGCCACCGTCGCCGTGGCTGCGCTTTTTCGGCATCCGAATCCCCTTGTCTGTGCTGTGCACACATGAGTGCACACATACACCTGCGAACACTGCCTTTGCAGGTGCATTCGACTTGAGGAGGAGAAACCGCATAATTCCGGGGTAAACCCGGGGGTCATGTGGAGCCACCTAAGGGAATCGAACCCTTGACCTATTCATTACGAGTGAATTGGTCCCGCCGTCGGAATGACCTACAAATCGTTGATTTTCTAAGAGCCTAGCAAGGGCGCTCCAACCCCTGTGCACACAGAGGTGCACACATCACTTACCGCCGTCGTCGAGCGCGGTGCTCGTCGCGACGGCGCAACAGCGTGTGGACCAACTGCGGATCGGACTTGAGCCCCTCGTGGGTCTCGATAGCCCTGTTGAGCAGTTGGTAATAGCGCGCCGGGGCGATCCCGAGGTCGCGTCGGATAGCGACCTCCTTGTTTCCGGTATGCCGGCCGACGACCCACGCGGCTTCGAACGCGAACAACTCAGAAGTGGAAAGCATGTGGACAGTCTCGTCCTGGGTTCCGACGTTCTAGGTGCGGCGGATGTCAGATCGCGACCATACGATCGATCCCATGTTCATCGGACTGACCCGCTCCGTCGAGACCAACACCCGAGAAGTCCGGGGTGAGGGCATCGCAGCCATCCACGACCAGCTCGAAGCGCCGCCCGGGTGGGAGCTGACGCAGGCGCACATCGGGCGCCGGCCGGGGACGACTGAGTTCTTCACCGTCGGCCACTTCGCGCGCCGCGATGAGCCGACTGAGATCGAAGCGGACGACATCCAGACACTGCGCGGCAAGGTTCCTGAGGGGCACCAGTTACTCTCCATCGTCCAGCGATGAGCGTCCTGCACCCCGACGTTCTCCTGAGCATCGCGCTCAGCGCCGCCATGGGCCGCAACCAGTACACGCGAGACGTGCAGCCGATCATCGACGAGGTGCGGCAGCTCGCCGGCGGACGCCCCGACATCCTCTATTCGGAGGTCGGCCGGTGGGTCGGGTATCACGGCATCCCCGAGAACGCCGCGCTCACGTCCGCGCTGCTAGGCGCGTTCCCCGGCGCGGTGCCTTTCATCCGTGAGGGCCAGGAGCGACGCAACCGGGGCTCGCACAGCACACCATCCGTCCGAACGATGAAGCAGCCCCCGACCGCCCCATAAGAGGCAGCCGGGGGCTGTTCGTGATCTGGTAATCTCCGGGAATCGAGGAGCCAAGCCGCTCCCATGTCCTGGGGGATAGAGAAGATGACGTCGGCGCTACACATGGACGTTGCGGCGCGCACCGGCGCGTGCCCGGACTGCGGTCACTCGGCAGAGGCCGACACCGATCCCACCGGTTGGTCCGACGTCGCGGCGGCCTGGGTCCGTCGGCTGTTGCGGATGCGCCCGCTGCCCGCGGAGTGCCATGCGTACGTTGCCGAGCGCGCTGTTAGCGGCTGGGGCGGAGACACCGACTGCGGGTGCCGGCACCCATTCCACGGCTCGTAGGCCGGAAGGTACCGACTCTCCTCGGTTTCAAGCCGGGTTCGGGAAGTGGGTCGCGGGATTGATGGTCGCGGCGATCATGGCGATGATCGACGAGTTCCAGTGGACGCCGTCAGTGGTCGGCCAGTTCGCGGTGCCATTAACCTTCCACAGGCCCGAGTTCGTGGCGGACTCCGCGATCTCCGCGAAGTCAAAGAACCCGTTCGCCATGAGCGGGTGTCCGGTCTCGCCGAAACGCACCGTGCCGGGCGCGTTGGTCCCGGTGCCGACAGCGACACCGTTCAGCATCGGCGCGCCGTCGCGCATCCAGTTGTTGAACTGAACTCGAGTGGGGTTGGAAGCTGCAGTCGTCTGATTGACCGTCGTCGCCCAGTTGTCGGTCGACGTCGAGCGAGGCGGGATCGTTGCACCGCGGACGAGCATGCCCGCCGCCGCCATTCGCTTCCAGACCGCGATAACGCGCGACTGCAGTGTTGCCAGCGAGGCGCCTCCGTTGAGGTCGTTGGTGCCGATGAGTAGCACGCCGTGCGTCGCGCCCTGCACCTTCGGCCAGAGGGTGTTGTCGTACGTCAGAAGATCGGAGGCAAGCTTGCCGGAGTACGCGGCCTTCACGTACGAGCGGAGCCCCTTGAGTGCCTGAGCGCCCCACCCGCGGTCGTTCGGGGTGTCCCCGTCGCCGTGGGTCAGGGAGTCACCGATGAGCGCGACGATCGCCTGCCACGGAACGGTCGCCTTCGCACGCGCGAGGATCATGCTCGGCCCGTACAGGTATCCGTAGCCCAGCGCGTGCGTGCCGGTCAGGGTCAGGTCGGTGCTGTCGATCGACCGGCCTTCGCCGTCGGCGACGCTGTTCGCCATGTTCACCGGCAGCGTCGTCGCACCGTTCGCGACCACCGCGCGCGTCCGCACCCAGAAGTAGGGCGTGGCCGCAGCGGGCCCGTCGTGATCCATCGCGACGAATCCGCGCGCTTCGCCACCGGGCGGGATCACCACAGTGCGACCGCTCGGGAAGTAAATCGCGCGCGGGGTGCCGCCGTTTTCTAGAGAGGCGGACACGATGATGTCGCCCGCGCCAGGACCGTCCACGAGGTCGTTGCGGAACACGAGCTCAAGGAACTCGACCGCCACCGGCGGCGTCACCCGCAGCCGCGCATCGCACGACGTCATCGCGAGAGCCGCCTGCGAGTTCGCGCTCGTGCGCGGCCCGATCGGGATCAAGTTGTCGTAGTTCGACAGCCCCGGTCGCGACAGCACCGCGAGGCCCGCCACCGTGACCTTCTTGGTGACACCTCCCTGCACGACGGGGAGGACGTCGGACTGCCCGAGCGGCCCGGCAGGGGGCAGTTCAGAAATCTTGTGGTTTACCATTCGCTCTCCTATGCGTGGAGCAGGTTGTCGTTGGATTCGGACACGAGGAAAGCGCCGGCCTCAGTGAGTAGCGCATTGTCGACTGCGGGGGTGGAGGAGCCTGCGTTCAGCCACGAAAGCTGTCCGCCGACGAGCCCCAGCACTTGCCCGTCTGTTCCTCCGGCCGGCAGTCGCACGAAGGCATCCCCCGCCGACTCAGCCCGCGCCGCTGCGCTCAGCGCCTCGTCTCGAGCCGCTCGCGCGTAGACGAGGGCATCCTCGGTGTGTTGCCGCGCCAAAGCCGCCGCGTTCGCTGCGACCGAAGCGGCCCCCGCGCTTCCGGAAGCCATTCCCGCCGCGGCCTCTGCAGCGTTCGCGTACACGGACAGCGACGTCATGGGCGTGCGGAGCGAGCCGGAAACAACGACGACCTGCATGGTCCCGTTCACGACACGGAAGGCGGGGTAGATCCCGACGTCCGAGGACTGCAGAGCCGCTATCGGGACACCTTGCAGGTCCGTCAAGGCCAGCGGGTTCGAGAGGCTCGTATCAGAGAGCGCGTAGACCTGTGCAGCGGCGTTCTTGACGGTGACGCCGTTGCCGTCGGCGGCGAGAGCGGCCGGGAAGTAATCAATGATCGCCACTTCGACGCTCCTTTCGGGTCAGGGGGTGAGAATTCAGCCGCGCGCGCGGCGCGACTCGATGACCGATGCGACGACTCCCTCCGGGGTGGACGAAGTCGCGGGAGAGCCGTCAGCGCGAACCTGAACGCCGATCTCGGTCGCCAGCGCGGACAGTGCTGCGAGAGCGAAGATCACGAGCGACTGCCAGGTAAAGCCGAGGATGAGCGGGATGATGAGCGTCGCGACGGCAGCGAAGATCGCGGCGCCCGTCTTGAACAGACCCCGCCAGCGGCCGTCGACAACCGGCACGACGAAGGTGACGATGACACCGGCAGTCAGCGCGAGGAGCTGGCCGCCTTCGATGTCGTTGATACGGTCGTCGGCGAGCGCGGTCTGCAGGCCGCCGAACAGGATGATGAAGCCGGGCAGGAGCGCGGCGAGGTACTTCTTCATGGTGACCTCCTCAGGTCAGGGCTTGGTCGGGGCGGTTTGCGCCCACAGGTCTTCGTCCGCGCGGAGAGCGCGCGCCTTATCGATGGCTTCGTGCTCGCGCTGCGTGAAGCGCGGCATCCGGCCGGCGATCTCGGCCTCTCGCTCGACGTAGTTCGAGAGGGCGTCGAACCCCTCGCCCATGATTCGGTTGATGTTGAGCTGGGTTTCGCGGCTCAGAATGAGGCGCTCGACTTTGCCCTCGAGGGCGGTGTGGTCTTCGCGGAGCTTGCGGTTCTCGGCCCAGAGATCCTGAATCTGCACCGGTGTCCGGGTGACGCGGACGATGAGCGCGACGACGCCGCCGATGATGGCGGCGAGGAGACCCCCGCCGAACGTGATCCATGCGGTCGGCGGGACGCCCGCCTCCGCGGCCAGGAGAGCTACGATCACGGCGCCTTCCGGGTGCGCTTGCGCGCGATGTCCAGCAAGTGCGCGTACGGCATCACCATGACGATCACCGGCAGAAGTCCCGTCGGTCCGCGCGTCCACGTGCCCTCGACGACGCAGCGCACGTAGATGGTGAGCGCGTAGCTGGCGAGCACGGCGAGGAGCATGATGATGCCGGTGATTTCGGTCGCGTGTCGGCCTGTGCGCCGCGAACGGATGACGCCAATGATCGCGATGACGGCTGCGACGACGATGGCCCACGGCCAAACCGACTCAACGAGCTCGCCCGACATCTGCCGTAGCGTCTGCACGCCGACGAGAGCCGACCATAGGCCGTAGACGCCGAGGAGCGCGTACTTGACGATGTATCGGACGTCGCGCGTGTCCGCACTGGCCTCTTGTAGTTCTTCGACCGGCGCGCGCAGTACGCGCATCAGCTTCCCGTCCCGGCCTGAACGCCGAGCCGCTCGCGGTCGCGGCGGTCGCGCTCGTCCGCTGCCGCCTTCGCCAAGCGCTCGACAGTGGCGTCGTCGATGTCTCCGAACCCCTGAGCCAGGAGCAAGGGGGCGAGCGCCGGGGCGAGGCCCTTCGCGAGTGCTTCCTCGTCGATCTCGACCGGAGCCTGTCCGTTGCCCTCCCGGATCGTGTTGACGACGGCGACGAACGCGTTGTAGTTCGCGCCCGGGAAAGTGATGTTGCCCGCGGCGATGCTCGCGAGGGCCGTGAGGACGTTACCCATGAGCGCGCGGTTGTCGTTGATCGCGGCGTCGGTCTTGTAGTAGTCACCGCTGGGTGAGTGGGCAACGAGCGCGTCGTACATCTGCGCCTGCTGGAAGTCGCTGAGTGCCATGAGGAAGCCTTTCGGAGCGGGTGTGGAGGCTGCGGCACCCGCCGCTGAGCCGATCTGGCCGAGGTTCCCGACGTTCTCCCAGTGCCAGTCCTCGGAGAAGTTGACGCCCGTCCACTTGAGCCCGTGATGGGCCGCGATCTGCTGCAGGCGGCGGTGGGCGGCGGAATGACGGTTGTTGTACGGGGCGCCGAGATCCGCGGCTCGTCGGGACTCGTGGTTCGATGTCCCAGGAATAGCCACGGTTCCCGCGGCCGAGATTCGATACCACGTCACGCCGTTCCATCTGCGGGTGTCGTAGACGCGGCGACCGCGGATGTTGTTAGCGGTGACGTACCGCTCTAGGAAGATGCGCTTCTGGTCCTCGTACTCGCGGTCGCCCGACAGAATCGTGATCGCGGGGTGCCCCTCGCGCTCGAGTTGGTCGGAGGCGCGGCCGAAGGAATCTCGTGTGCCGGACGCTTTGCAGTAGGCGCCGTTGGCGAAGCGGAGCGTCATTCGCTCCCGCCCTCTAGGCCTTCGCCTGTAGAGACGGCGACCGTGTCCCCGACCGTGACGCCGGAGACGATGGTTAGGTTGCCGTCGGCGTCGAGACTGTAGAAGTCCGGTACGCCATCGCCGTCCTCGTCCTGATACGCGGGGATGATCGGGTTCCCGAGTCCCTCCGCCTTCCAGCGGGTAAGGATCTCGAGGAGGATCTCGTGCTCGTCGTTAGTCATGGATCCCCCTCAGTAACCGATCGCTGTCCACAGGAATGAGCGCACCCAGGGGCTCGTGCTTCGCGGGTACATCACGCGGAACCCTCCGCGGGACACGCCGTCGACGCCGGGTGCGATCGGTGGCGCCAGCGGCGACGCGATGTCGGCGAACACGGGCAGCACCGAAACCGAGAGGATGCCGTTCGGGAACGCTTGCTCGAAGACGATTCCCGGCATGTACTCGTTGCCGAACGCGACCGTCGTGCCGGACGTGAGCATCCCGGTCTTGACCTGCGCGCCCGCAACCGCCATCGCCCCGCTCGGGACTTCGATGCCAGCGAGGGTCGCGCCGGGGTTTCCGTTGTGACGGGTTTCCGCTCCGGTCACCGCCCAGGATGGCGAGCCGAGCGAGTCGATGACGCGGGACCATTCCCTGTTGCCGATCCTGACTCGCGTGCCTAGCCGGTTGAGGAACTGCAGCACCAGTTCGTCCTTGGCGAACGCTCCGCCGTCCCCGCCCCAGACGCGGAGGTCGATGATGTTGGCGTCCACGATGGTGGACTGGCCTGCGACGACCGGAACGAGCGCAAGTGGCTGATCGTCAACCGTTCCCGGCGTCGTGTCGCGTAGCGGGATCTGCTTGGTCGCGGATCCCGTGATGGAGGTGAACGTCGACTCGTTCGCGGCCCAATCGCGATGCGCCGCGATGAGGTGCCAGACGGTTCCGGAGGTGGACGGCGGAAGCGTCAGCGTGGCGACATCGGTCGTCCGGTCGTGGACGCCGAACCCGAATCCGCGCCCGGGCGCAATCTGGATCTGGCGGTCGCCGCCGACTCCCGTGGTGACCTTCCACGCCGCTGCGCCGGAGACGCCGTACTGACGTCCCCCCGCGTTGGAGAGCAGATCGGACCACTCGGGTTCGTCGACCGTGCCTTCGTATCCGGCACTGTGGGGAATCAAGACTGACAAGGGCTACCTTCTTCCTTGGTCGCGGGCACCGCGAGCGAGACGCTCGACCTGGCGAGCGAGCTGCACTTCGGTGTCGGACGATGCGTCCACGTCGCCGATGAGGGGCGTGACGATGACGCCGCCCGAGGCGGTTTCTGTGATGGAGACGCTGATGCGTTGTTCGATGTCGACCGGGTCGATGACGGTCCGGACTAGGTCGCCGACCTCGAAGGTCGTGCGGTAGCGGAAAGCGTCGGTCTCCGTCAGCTCTGTGGTGATGGATGCTCGTGGGGCGCCCTCGGCGAGCGCCTCGCGGGCGTCGACCGAGATGTCCGCGCCTTCTTCCGTGTTGCGCGCGTCTACGAAGCCTTCGATGATGTCGCCCCACGTGGACTCGCGGGCGGTGTCGATCACTTCGACGAAGGACCGCTCGACGCCTTCGCCACGGCCGCCGGCGACGGCGCGCGTGACGGTGGGCGCGATGGTGTTGAACTCGTAGGCGCTGGGCACACCGGACGCGAGGGTGAGTCGCCCCGGCACGGTGGCGGGCTCGCGCACGTCGACCACTACCTCGCCGTCCTCGCCGTACGTCAGCACGACGAGAAGCCCCGCAGCATCGAGGATCGGCATGAGCTTGTCTGCGAGCGGGTGCATGCGGAACTCCACGCGGACGGGAGCACCTCCGCGTCCCAGGTCGGGCGCAACCGACCACGGCACTCCGAGACGAGCGAAGTTCTCGGCGAGTGCTTGCTTGAAGACACTCTCCGGCGCCCCCGTGTATACGCGGTATTCCGCTGGGATCAGGGTCGGGGTCGCTGCAATCGGGGTTGTCGGCGACTGTCGCCCCTGCCAGTCCCAGAGCTTCCGCATGTCCGACTGGACATGCGCCGTGACTTGCCCGGTGGGACCGAATCCCGGTGTCTGCTGCACGCGGCCGCGAAAGACCTCACCGCCGCGGAACCACACCGCGCAGCGGGCGCCGCGCGCCGTGACGGCGCCCAGAGCGGGGTGGTCGTCATCGAGCGTGAAAGTGGCCGCGGAGATCGCGTTTGGAACGATGTCGGCGGTTGCTTCGGCGCCCGTAACTGCGCGCCGGAATTCCTCGTGGTGGTCATAAAGAACGAATCGGAGACCGTCCATACCCGCCTTTCAGAAGGCTCGGAAGTAGAGAGGCGTGAGCTCGAAAAGCACCTGACCGGCGCCCGTCGCGTTCACGTGAAGATCCACCGCCGCACCGGTGGGGACTGGCGCGTAGTCCTGCAGCCCCAGTTCGCTAGTGACGTCGTCTCCAACGAAGTCCTCGCGCTTCACCGGGGTCGCGCCGCGCTTCGCTGTGGCGCGCCGGGGGTCGGTGTCTATCCGGAGGGTCTGCCCCTCCGGGAGGTTGAACGGCGGAATGATGAGCGCGGAGCCGATGCCGAGTTCGATGGCGTCGAGCGGGCCATCAACCCACCAGACGCCCCATGCGTCCACGTCACCGGGGTTCGGGATCGTGGCCGATCCAAACGCGCTAGAGGATGAGATTGTGAAGGATGGCCCGGGGAAGAACGGGCTCGACTGTGGTGCGCGCCACGGGCCGCGGCGGATCGTCTTACCCGTCCAGTAGGGCTGCTCCGCCTCGAGCGTGATCGGGTAGTTTGCCCAGCCGTAGACGAGCGGGTCGATCTCGTAGCGAAACGGGGTGTCGTAGACGCCCGTGAGTTCGATGCTCCGGGTGGACTGGCCGGCGGTGACCGTCCATTTGCCCGCGCGGTCGGGGTGAATCGAGGCCATGAAGGCGCTGTTGCGTTCGAGCCACGCGTCTGAGCCGTCAGCCCATAGGTGGATGGGCCAGAACACCTCTCGCGGTTCCACCCGCCATCCCCGGGAGCGTTTCCCAGGGATGGCGGGGGCGACGGTCGAGTGCTTCGTGATTTGCGGGTTATGGAGCCCTTCGACGCCATTACGAAGGAGGACGACTCCTCCTTCGCGGTCGTTGAGATTCCACGACGAGCCATCAGCGCCGTCCCAGTGGAGACCGATGGAGGCCCACCCAGATTCGGGCGCGCTTTCCATCTCCCGGGCACTGAGAATGAAGGGGCTACTCACTATCGGACTCCTGCCTTTGCCAGCGCGCCAGAACGCGCGAGGCGTCGCCGGCGGGCTGTTTCGATTGCGGTTGCGATCTCGGATGCCGCGGTGTCCGTGGTGACTCCGTAGAACTGGAAGACGTCTCCCCCGGCGGCGGAATCTGTTGGCGATCCGTCGGTACCGGTCGCCGCGAGCGGAACGGCGCGCGCGGCAAGGCGAGCAACTTCCATGCCCGACGCGAGGTCGCTCTGGATGCCGCTTGCAAGCCCGAGGCCGAGCTCCTCACGGACGCTCGATGCCATGGTCCGCACACGGTTCTGCACCCGGCCGAAGCCGTCTACGAGACCCCGCTCGAAGCCGCCCATGATCCAGCCACCGGCCGGCTCGAGGAGGCGACGGTCGTAGGACTCCGGACCCTTGTTGTCTCGGATCCAGCCGGCGATGCCGCCGATGAACGTCTGCACGCCGACGTACGCAGTACGGAGGCTTCCGAGGAAGCCGCCCATGATCGCGGATCCCGCGCCGATGAGGATGCTCCCGGCGTTCGGGATCGAGATTCGACCGCCGAGGCCGCCGAACCAGCCCTGCACGTTGGGGAACTCCCCGTCGGCGCCACTGCGGAATCCGCGGATGGTGTCGCCACCGCGTCCTGTCAGCCAGGCGCTCGCGCCGTTCATGGCGCCGGAGAACGTCGGCCCGAGGCCTCCGAACCATCCAGCAGTGTTCGGCGCTTCGTTCGCCGACCCGAGCCGCAGCCCTTCCATCAGGCCCTTGCCCTTGGGCTTGAGCCACTCTCCGGCGGTACCGAACGAGTGGTCGAGGTTGACCCGGGTGGGTGTCCCGAAGTCCATAGGAGTCTCGGTGAAGCCCATCGTGAGCCCGCGCGAGAACCCGCCGCCGCCGAGGCGGCCCTTCTCGATGAGCTGCTGGTCGAGGTCGGGTCCGAAAGCGTTCTCGAGCTGGTCACGGAGCGTGGCGGGCATGTCGACGTCCCGCAGACCGTCCAGGAACGCCTCACCGGCTTCCGGACCGCCCTTTTCGAGCTCCTCGCGGTAGACCGCAAGGATCGCGGCGGCGTACGCCTTGACGTCCCCCGCCTGCGCGGGATCCATCTGCGGCATGACGAAGCCGTTCGGCCCGCGGAGGTGGTCACCGACGAGCTGCTCGAGTTCGACGTTCCACTTTTGGCCGTCGGGCGTGAGGGAGAGCCGGAGAGTCTCGAAGAAGCCCTTGTTGTTGTCGGACCACGTGTTCAGGCCTTCGACCGCCTCACTCAGCCCGTCGACCAAGGTGGCGACGGCGGGTGCGAGGTCGGCGATGGATTCAGCGAGCCCAACGAAGGCGTCAACCACCATCGGAGACAGGGCTTCGACGAGGTCCGCCGCGGCCGGGCCGAGGCGGTCCGAGATCGAGGTGACTGCGGACGCGAGGTCGGGAAGCGCCGGACCGATCGCGGAGATGAGTCCGTCGATCGAGGGCATGAGGTCTGCCAGCACGCTTGCAGCGGTCGGGAGCAGGTTTGCGGTCAGATCACCCAGCAACCCGAGGAACCCGCCGAACGTGTCCGCGATGGGCTGCAGTGAGGGTTGGATGCCCTCGAGCGCGGATACGAGTCCAGACGAGAATCCGTCCAGCCCAGCGGCGACCTTCGGGGAGTTGAGCGCGTTGGCGATGCCTTCGGCCAATCCGCCGAGGAACGTGCCGGACGACCCGATGAACCGCTCGACGGCGGCGCTCTGGTCAGCGAGCAGATTCCCGACAGCCTCCACCGCGTCGCCGAATGCGTCCATGGCGACGTAGGAGCCTCGGAAGATGGCTGTGAGGCCCTTCTGGAACTGCGCGCCGTTCACGACGCGGTCCCACTCCTGCATCATGTCCGCGAAGCCGCGGAGTCCGCCGGAGCCCGCCTGGTCGGCGGCCTTCCAGATGCCCGAGAACACACCGGCGATGCCAGTGGTCGCGTCCCACAGCGCGTAGGCGCTGTCGATGGCGCCCTCCATCCAGGCCGCGAGGCGACCGTCGGACGAGATGTCCGTGAGCCACTTGTCGAGCGTGTTGGCCTGACGCACGAGCCACGACGCCAGGCGCGGCGTGTAGTTCGCCGCAATCTGCGAGAGCGACACCATGGCGCCCGCGAACCCGTCCGCGCCGGACGCGAGGATGCGCCAGCCGTCGGCAATCCCCTTGAAGATGGATTCGAGCCGCCCGTTGGCGAGTTCCTCGCCGAACGCGCGGGACATCTCCGCGGTGAAGTCTCCGACCCCTGCCGAGATGTCCCGGAACGAGTTCCGGAGCTGCGGCATGAGGTTGGTGACGAGGTCGATGATCGGCTGTCGAGCACGGTCCCAGAAGGTGCCGTTGATGATGTCGCCGAGCTCGCTGATGGAGCTCTTGAGGGGCGCCAGTTCCGTGCCTGCATTCCGCAGCGCGACGACGAGCACGGTGAGCGACCCCGCAGCGTTCGCGATAAGTCCGGGGACGAGGAGGAGTCCCGGCGCGAGGGCGACGAGGCCCTGGCCGAGTCCGACGACTCCGGAGATCGCGGCGAACACTCCCCCGACGAGGGACGTGATGCCGGTCGTCCAGTTCACGATGGACGGGAGGGACTTGTCGAGGTTCTTCGCGAAGTCGCCGATGTCGCTGAGCATCTGGCCCGACAGCCGGGCGCCGGAGAGCGCAGCGAGGGTCGTGGCGGCGCTGATGGCGCTTGCACGGTTCACCTTGACGATGAGCTCGACGATGCGCGTTCGGGACGTGTACGCGAGGCGTGCGTTGGCGACCGCCGTGGTCACGGCGACGGGGATGTCGACCTCGTTACGTTCGGCCCGGTCGACGAGCTTCTTGAGCTCCCGCTCGAACTTCTCCTTGTCGGCGACCTGCGCCTTGAGGTTGGTCCGGAAGTCACCGAACTCGTTGAGTTGCTGCTGGATCTGAGCGCGCAGCTTCTGCTTCTGCAGGTCCGCCTTCGTGACGTTGACCGTCCCGTCGACATCCACCTTGGGGGCGGTCATCTTCGCCACCTGGCGGTCGAGCGACTGCTGCAGCCGACTTCGGTCCGCCTCGAGGCCCGTGACGCGGACTTTCATGGTGAGGGTCTTCGCGATGCGCTCGAGTTCCCGCTTGGCCTGGGGGCGGAACTTAGTCGTGTCGGGAACGACACGGATGGACACTCGTCCGACGTTGCGACCGGGGTTGAATGCCATCCGTGTCAGCCCTCTCCGTAGATGAACTCTGTGAAGCGGCCGCCATCGACGTAGGTTCTGACGAACTCGGCGAGGGTCTTCGGCTGCTCCGGATCCGGTGCCGGCGGCCCCGGGTACTTGATGAGGTGGGCGTCGATGTCAAAGCCCTTGGACATGCCGGCGATGAGGCCGATGAGGGCGTTGTG